GGTGAGGAACGGCGCGGCTTCTCGCTAGTCGATCGCGTTGACGGCTTAGGTTAACGGTTAACGCTGGACGACGGGGCCGGCACGTGATCGTGCTGGGGTCATGGCCAAGGTGCTGTCGCTCCGTTCCTACGCGCGTCGTCGAGGGGTCTCGGCCGAGGCCGTGAGCAAGGCGATCGCCGCCGGGCGGCTACGCGACTCGGTGGTTGTCGTCAACGGTCAGCCGAAGATCCGAGACCATGGTCTCGCCGATCGCGAGTGGGACGCGAACACCAGACCAAGGGCCGATCATCCACGCGCAATGGGTGACCCGGGGCAAGCGAGACTTCCCGGCGAACGCGTAGGCCAGGTGGTCTACTTCATCCGGTGCGCGGCTGGCCCGATCAAGATCGGCGTCGCCGTCAACCTGGCCAAGCGGCTGGAGGCGCTGCAATGCGCCTCGCCGTTCAGGCTCGACGTGGTCGCGTGCGTCGCCGGAGGGTACGACCTCGAGGCGAAGATCCATCTTCGTCTCGAGGAGCATCGCATCAGGGGAGAGTGGTTCGCCGACACTCCAGAGGTACGCGAGGCGATCGCGGCGCTCGTGGCGGAGGCCATCCGGCTATGAAGCCGATGTCGTTGGCCGCGTACGGGCGGCGCCGTGGCGTATCGACGCCCGCGGTGAGCAAGGCGGTCACGGACGGTCGCCTGCGCGACTCGGTGACCCGCGTCCGCGGCGCGCCGAAGATCGCGGACCCCGAGCTCGCCGATCGCGAGTGGGACGCGAACACCCAGCCCCGCGTTGACCACATGCCCGCCGCGCCCGCGCCGGCGCCGGGCGCGGCGCCCGGCCCGGCCGACTACCACGCGAGCCGCGCGCTCCGCGAAGCGGCGGCGGCGCGCCGCGAGACCGCCCAGGCCGAGCTCGCCGAGCTCGAGCTGGCCGAGCGGCGCGGCGAGCTCGTGCCCGCCGAGGCCGCGCGCAATGACGTGATCGCGGCGTTCTCGCTGGTCAAGACGCGGCTGCTCGCGGTCCCCTCGCGCGTGGGGCAGCGACTGCCCCACGTCGCGGCCGAGGTCGTTCCGGTGGTTGACGAGCTGATCCGCGAAGCGCTGGAGGAGCTCGCCAGTCGTGGTGGCGGCGGCGACCGCGGCGAGTAGCTGGCTCGACAGCGCGTGGGCTGCGCTGCGCCCGCCGCCCAAGCTGTCGCTCTCCCAGTGGGCCGACCGCCACTTCCGGCTTTCGGCCGAGAGCTCGGCGGATCCGGGCCGCTGGCGGACGCTGCCGTACCAGCGCGGCGTCCTCGACGCGATCACGGATCCCGCCGTCGAGCGCGTGTCGATGATCAAGAGCGCGCGCGTCGGCTACACGAAGGGGATCAACGCCGCGATCGCCTACTTCATGGCGGCGGATCCGTGCCCGCTCCTCGTCGTGCAGCCGACGGTGGAGACGGCAAAGATCTACAGCAAGGAGGAGATCGCGCCGATGCTGCGCGACGTGCCGGCGCTCGCGGGCCTGGTGAAGCAGGCGAGCGTCAGGTCCAGCGCCAACAGCACTACGCACAAGACGTTCCCGGGCGGCCTGCTCTCGATGGTCGGCGCGAACAGCGGCAGCGGACTCCGCATGGTGAGCCGGCGCGTCGTGATCTTCGACGAGGTCGACGCGTACCCCCCGAGCGCCGGCGCCGAGGGCGATCCGGTGAAGCTCGGGGAGAAGCGCGCCGAGTACTACTGGAACCGCAAGATCATCGCCGGCTCGACGCCGCTCGTGGCGGGTTCGTCGCGGATCGAGGAGCTGTTCCTCGCCGGCGACCGGCGGCGCTACTACGTGCCGTGCCCGCACTGCGGCCACATGGACTACCTCAGGTTCCGGCTGCGCGACGAGACCGACGATCCGGAGGCGGCCCCCGCCGGCCACGTCATGCGCTGGCCCGAGGGCAAGCCCGAAGAGACGTGCTTCATGTGCCGGGCGTGCGGCTGCGCGATCGAGGAGGAGGACAAGCGCGCGATGATCGAGGCCGGCGAGTGGCGCGCGGAGGGCGCGTTCACCGGCCACGCGTCGTTCCACATCTGGGCGGCCTACAGCCTCTCCCCCAACGCGACGTGGGCGCAGATCGCCGCCGAGTTCCTCGAGGCGAAGAAGCGGCCCGAGACCCTCCGCACGTTCGTCAACACGATGCTCGGCGAAACCTGGAAGGAGCTCGGCGAGGCGCCGGACTGGGAGCGGCTGTACGACCGGCGCGAGAGCTACGCGATCGGCAGCGTGCCCGACGGCGTGCTCGTTGTGACCGCGGGCGCTGACGTCCAGAAGGATCGGATCATGTACGAGGTCGTCGGGTGGGGCGCCGACAAGGAGAGCTTCTCCGTCGAGAAGAGCATCCTCTGGGGCGACACCTCGCTGGAGGCCTCGCAGCCGGGGAGTCCATGGAGGCAGCTCGACGAGCTGCTCGGGCGCGCGTTCCCCGGCGCCGCCGGCGGCGAGCACCGGATCGCGATGCTCGCGGTGGACAGCGGCTACAACACCCAGGTCGTCTACGGCTGGGCGCGCCAGCACCCGATGACGCGCGTGATCGCGTGCAAGGGCGTGGCGGGCTTCCGCGCGCTGGTCGGCGCGCCGTCGCCGGTCGACGTGACCGTGCGCGGCCGGCGGATGCAGCGCGGCTACAAGGTCTGGCCGATCGGCGTCGACCTCGCGAAGGCCGAGCTCTACGGCTGGCTCCGGCTGCGCCGCGGCGCGGGCGATCCGCCGCCGGGATACTGCCACTTCCCGGAGTACGACGAGGACTACTTTCAGCAGCTCACTGCCGAGCACCTGGTGACGGTCGTGAACCGGCGCACGCGGCGCGCGAAGCACGAGTGGCAGGTCCTGCCGAATCGCGAGAACCACTACCTGGACGCACGGATCCTCGCGCGCGCCGCGGCGAACGTGCTCGGCATCGACCGGCTGCCGGCCAAGGGATCGAGCTCCGCGCCCGCGGCGCCGGCTCCGGCCTCGTCGAGATCGACGAGCTCGCCCGCGCCCGCGGCGGCGAGCGAGATCGCGCCCGCGGCTCCCGCGCGGCGGCCGCCGCCCAGGCCCAGCATCTGGGGCGGCCGCCCGCGGGGCGGCGGCGGCTGGCTCGGGCGCCGGCGTTGACAGCCTACGACCGCCGTGATCCTGACGGCCTGGATGGCATGGACGCAGGACGAGATCGACCAGGTGCGCGCGGCGATCGTCGCGCTCGCCGCCGGCACGCGCGTCGCCACCGTGTCGTATGCCGGGCCGCCGGCGCGGTCGGTGGCGTACGGCGCCGCCGACCTCGACCAGCTCCGCTCGCTGCTTGCGTCGATGACGGCCTCGAGCGGCGCAACCCCGGCCTACCGGCTCGCCGCGACCAGGAAGGGCCTGTAGCGTGACGCCCCGTCTCAGCCTGCTGGACCGGATCATCACCGCGATCTCCCCGCGGTGGGGGATGGCGCGCGCCCGCGCGCGGCTGCTCGCCCGCCACTTCGAGGCGGCCGCGGTCGGTCGGCGCACGAGCGGCTGGTCGCGCCGCTTGACCGACGCGAACGCGGCCGCCTCGGGCGCGACCCTGGCCTACCTGCGAGCCCAGGCGCGCGACCTCGTTCGCAACAACCCGTGGGCGCGGCGCGGTCTGCGTCGGATCACCACGAACACGGTCGGCTGGGGCATCCGTCCGAAGGCGACCGGCGGCGGCGCCCCGCGCGTGATGGAGCTGTGGAAGCGGTGGGGCGAGACGACGGAGTGCGACGCCGCGGGCCGGCTCACGTTCTACGGACTGCAGCGACTGGTGATGCGAACGATCGTCGAGTCCGGAGAGGTGCTGATCCGGCGGCGGCGCCGCCGCCCGGAAGATGGGCTCGGGATCCCGCTGCAGCTGCAGGTGCTCGAGCCCGACTACATCGACACGAGCAGGGACGGAATCATGGGCACCGCGGGCGGGCCCATCACGCAGGGGATCGAGTACGACGCCATCGGCCGGCGCGTCGCCTACTGGCTCTTCGATCAGCACCCGGGCGGGACGGGCCTCGTGACGGCGGTCTCGCGCCGGGTGCCCGCGGACGGCATCCTGCACGTCTACGACCAGGAGCGTGCTGGCCAGGGGCGCGGAATTTCCTGGTTCGCCTCGATCGACGTCCGGCTGCACGACTTCGACGAGTTCGAGGATGCGACGCTGATGAAGCAAAAGGTCGCGGCGTGCATGGCCGCGTTCGTGACCGACATCGACGGCGCAGGCACCCCGCTGGGCGAGCCGAGCACGGACTCGGCCACGCAGCAGCCGATCGATACGTTCGAGCCCGGGATGGTGCTGCACCTGCCCGCTGGTCGTCAGGTCACCGTCGCGAACCCGCCGGCGGCGAACGATCACCAGTCGTTCAGCGCGACGGCCCTCCGCGGCGTCGCGGCCGGTCTCGGCGTGACGTACGAGGACCTAACCGGCGATTACTCGCAGGTCAACTACAGCTCCGCGCGCATGGGCCGCAACGCGCACATGGCCGACGTCCACGACTGGCGCTGGAACATGCTGATCCCGCAGTTCTGCGCGCCGGCGTGGAAGTGGATGATCGAGGCGCTGCTCCTGGCAGGCGAGGCGATCGAAGACGCGCCCGCGATGTGGACGCCGCCGCCCATGCCCATGCTCGATCCTGGCGCCGAGGCGGCGGCGGCGACGAGCATGGTCCGCAACGGCCAGCTGACGCTCGACGAGATGGTGCGCGAGCAGGGCTACGATCCGAACGAGCACTGGGCGGAGTACGCCGCGAGCCTGCGTCGCCTCGACAAGCTCGGCATCGTGCTCGACAGCGATCCGCGCAAGACGACCGTCGGCGGCCAGGCGCAGTCCGCGCCGGCGGCCCCGGCGGCAACACCAGCCGCAGACGACGAGGACGACGAGGACGAAGCCGAGAACGCGCAGGCCGCTGGAAATGCCGGGGCTTGACAGCCGTCAAGCGCCGTGATCCTTGCCGCCCATGTGAGACGAGACGCCGAGCGCAACGCAACGGTTGATCTGCCGGTGCTCTCCCGGGCGGCGGCGATCGTGCCGAACAGCCTCGACGAGGAGGCGCGCACCGTCGACGTGATCTGGACGACGGGCGCCGCGGTGCTGCGCGGCTTCTACGATCGCTACTGGGAGGAGCTGTCGCTGGATCCCAAGCACGTGCGGCTCAAGCGTCTGAACAACGGTGCGCCGGTCCTCAACGCGCACAACGATCGCGACGCCAGAGGCGTGATCGGAGTCGTGGTCCCCGGCAGCGCGCGCATCGAGAACGGTCGCGGCATCGCGACCGTTCGTTTCGCCAAGGCCGAGGACGATGCGGCGGCCGACGAGATCTGGCGCAAGGTCAAGGACGGCATCCTCCAGAACGTCTCCGTCGGCTACTCGACTTACAAGATGGAAGAGGTCGAGGCCGGCAAGGACAAGGTCAAGCGCTTCCGCGCGACCGACTGGGAGCCGTACGAGATTTCGCCGGTGCCGATGGGCGCCGACGACGGCGCCGGCTTCCGCGCCGAGAGCACCACTGCGAAGCGCACGGCGTGCGTCTTCGTCACGAGAACTGCGACCGCCAACAAGGACAGGACCATGGACCCCGAGAACGACCCCACGACTCCGGCGCCGCAGGGCTCTCCGACGGCCGCCGCCGATGCTGCGCAGGAGGCAGCCGCCACCGCCGCGACCGCCGCCACGCGGCGCGCGCGCATGGAGGAGCGCGCGGCGCGCGACGCCGCGGCGGCGCAGGCAGCCGAGGACGCGATTGCCGGCGAGCGCGCGCGCGTCGCGGGCATCCGCAAGATCGCCCAGCAGTCCAGGCTCGGCGACGGCTGGGCGACGAGCCTCATCGAGGCCGGCGTTTCGGCCGAGAAGGCGCGCGAGGTGGCGTTCCGCGAGATCACGTCGGCCGACAGCGAGCACGATGTCGACGGCGTGCTGCGCATCGGCGCTGGCGACGACGCGCGGGACAAGTTCCTCCGCGGCGCGACCGCGTGGCTGATCGAGCGCACCGGCAAGCGCAAGCTGCTCGAGCAGGCGAAGAAGCGGGCGCCCGATCTGTTCGAGGGCTTCGAGCTCGGCGGTGGTGGCGAGTTCCGCGGGCTCTCCCCGGTCGAGCTCGCGCGGGAGTCGCTCGAGCGCGCGGGCCGCAAGACCCGCGGCATGGACCGGATGCGGATGCTCGGCGAGGCGTTCACGTTCCGCAGCGGCTCGTACCAGACCACGAGCGACTTCGCGACGCTGCTCGAGAACGTGCTCCACAAGATGCTGCTCGGCGCCTACGCGACGCAGGAGACCACGTGGCAGCGGTTCTGCGGCACCGATGACGTTCCGGACTTCCGGACGTCCAGCCGCTACCGCACCGGGTCGCTGCCGTCGCTGCCGAAGATCTCCGAGCACGGCGAGTACACCACCGGCATCGTCCCCGACGGCGCGAAGTACGGGATCAGCACCGAGCGGCACGGCGAGATCTTCTCGCTCTCGCGCGAGGCGATCCTCAACGACGACATGGGCGCGCTCGCGAACCTCGCGGGCGAGTTCGGCCGGGCGGCGGCGCGCACCATCGAGAACGACGTCTACGCGTTGCTCGCGCTCAACAGCGGGCTCGGCCCGACGATGTCCGACTCGCAACCGTTCTTCCACGCGAACCGCGCGAACGTCGGCACCGGTTCCGCGCTCACCGTGGCCGGCCTGGACGCCGACCGCGTGCTCATGCGCGCGCAGAAGGATCCGAGCAATCGGGACTACCTGAGCCTGTCGCCCCGCATCCTCGTCGTGCCGGATGCGCTCGAGGGAACGGCGCGCGTGATCAACGACGCGCAGTACGACCCCGACACGGCGAACAAGCTGCAGCGCCCCAACATGGTGCGGGGCCTGTTCGGCGACATCGTCGGCACGCCGCGGCTCGCGTCCAACACCACCCGCCGGTACCTGTTCGCCGATCCGAACATCTGCGCCGCGATCGTGGTCGCCTTCCTCGAGGGGTACGGCCGCGGGCCGATCATGGAGAGCCAGAACGGCTGGCGCATCGACGGCGTCGAGTGGAAGGTCACGCAGTACGCCAAGGCGCAGGAGGCCGACGCCAAGGGCGCGGTCACGAACGCCGGCGCGTAGCCCGCGAGCTCGCCGAGCTGCCAGCGTGCGCCGAGCACGTGCCCCCTGAGCGAAGGCCTCGCCAGGGGGCTTGGGCGTCAGAACCCCCCAACGGAGACCGCGACCATGGCAACCAACTACGTCCAGCCCGGCCACGTCATGACCTTCACGGTGCCGGCGTCCGGCGTGACCTCCGGCAGCGGCTACCTGATCGGCGCGCTGTTCGTCGTGGCGACCAGCACCGTCGCCTACGCGTCCGGAGCGACCTTCGAGGGCGCGATCGACGGCGTGTGGACGCTGCCCAAGACGACCGGCGAGGGCGCACTCGTCGAAGGCCAGGCCGCGTTCTGGGACGCGACCAACGCCAAGATCTCGATCGACTCGTCCGTCGGCCACGTGCCGATCGGGACCATCGCCGAGGCGGCGGCGACCGGCGACACCACGGCGACCGTCCGGCTCAGCGGCCAGTCGCTCGCCGGCCGGCTGATGAACGTCCGCAAGCGGCTCACGGTCGCGCAGGTCAACGCCGGCGCCACGCTGGCCCCGGCGCTCGCCGGGATCGCGTACCGGATGGTTTCGTGCAATGCGATCGCGATCGGCGGCGCGGCCGGTGCCGTGACGACGGTCGACGTCATCGGCACGCTCTCCGCCGCGACGCGGAAGCTGGTCGCCTACGCGCAGGCCAGCGCGACGCAGAGCACGGTCCTGAAAGACGGCGAGGCCGGCGCCGCCGTCCTCGCCGACGGAGCCTCGTACACGAAGAACGACGCGGGCGCGGCGATCACGGCCGGCAAGACCGGCGCGGACATCACGACCGCGACCCACATCGACTTCAACCTGACGTACGCGCTCGAGTAGCCGATGAGCTTCGCCGACCTGGTCGAGGCCGCCGACCGCGCCGCGCAGGGCCATCTCGGCGGCGTGGAGGTGACCTACGCGCCGGCGGTCGGCGCCGCGGTCCTGGTCACCGGCATCTTCGACGCGCAGTACCAGCTCACGAAGGGCGACGCGGAGGCTGGCGTCGGGACGCTCGGCCCCGCGGTGTTCCTGCGCCTCGCGGACCTGCCCGCGGATCCCGAGCTCGACGACCCCACGCTCACGATCGGCGGGGTCGATTACCGCATGATCGGGGCTCCGCAGCCCGACGGCATGGGCGGCGTCTTGTTGGTGCTGCGCACGGTGACCTGAGGGAGGCCTCGATGGCAGCGACAGCGAAGCGCAAGATCACGGTGACCTACTACGGCGACGTCGGCGGGGCGTCGCCGGGCCACGCCCACGAGAACAGCGCGGCCGACAACAGCGCGAGCCCCGCGCAGATCCAGATCATGACGCTCGCCGCCGGCGACAACACGATCACGGCGCCGGGCGGCGGCTCGACGCCCAAGGCGTGCACGATCGTGAAGCCGAGCGGGAACACGGTCGCGATCAAGCTCAAGGGCGCGGGCGGCGACACGGGCGTCAGGCTGCACGACACGGACCCCGACACCATCTCGATCGACGCGAGCGTCAGCTCGTTCATCCTGAACGCGGCGGCCGAGGTCGTCGGCGTGCGCCTATTCTGGACGTGATGGGAGATGCCGTCCGACGTCACCCGGTCGTCCTGACGTCGATTAAGCCCTCCAGTCCGGTGAGGGCGACGGCGCTGCGAACCATAGCACGTTGACAGCCGTCGCGGGCCGTGATCCTGACGGCTGGGATGGCGCACCCGCGCAAGCTCATCCGTCACGCGGTGGTCGCGCTGCTGATCGCCGCGGCGACCGCCGCCGGCGAGCGCGTGCAGCCGAGCCGCGTTGAGCCGAACCGGAAGGGGCGGCTGCCCGCGCTCGGCGTGTACACGCTCAACGATCCGGTGGACGAGGACGCCTCCTCGGAAACCGAAGAGGCCCACGAGCCCGAGCTCGAGATCGTCGGCTGGGTTGCGCACACCGACGCGGTGCCGGTCGACGACGCGATGGACGACCTCGCCGAGGAGGTCGAAGCGGCCATGAAGGCCGATCCGTACCTCGGCGGCACCGCCGGCAGCGTGCGGCTGGTGGGTACGACGATGGAGGTCGTCGAGGACGACGGCCGAAGCGATCCGCTCATCGGCGTCGTCGTGCTGACCTACGCGGTGACGTACCGGGTTGACCAGGCCGCGCCCGCCGAGCTCGACGACCTCCGCAGCGTCGACGCCAAGCACCGGACCGTCGAGGCCGTCGAGGCGAACCAGGCTCGCGACCAGTTCATCGTCCAGGAGGCACCGTGAAGCTGAAGCCCGCCATCCCCGGCGCGATCGTCCGCGATCCGCACACCAAGCGCCCGCTGCCCGCCGAGGGCCGCGAGGTGCCCGACAACGCCTTCTGGCGTCGCCGCCTGCGCGCCGGCGAGGTCGTGCCGGTCGACACCGCGCCGCGCGCCGCGCAGCCCACCGGCCGCGAGCCGATCCAGCCGCTCACCACCCGGAGCAAGTAGATGGCGATCAGCTTCGACAACATCCCGACCACGCTCCGCGTGCCCTTCGTGGCCGCGGAGTTCAACGCCACCCGCGCGCAGCAGGGGCCGTCGCTGCTCGCGTACAAGGCGCTGCTCATCGGCCAGAAGACCTCCGCCGGCACCGCCACGGCCGACACGCTCGTGCGCGCGACGAGCGTGGACGACGCGATCACGTACGGCGGCCGCGGCTCGATGCTGCACCGTCAGGCGATCGCGTGGTTCGCGTCGAACCGCTCGACTGAGGTCTGGCTCGGCGTGCTCGCCGACGACGGCGCCGGCGTCGCCGCGACCGGCACGATCGTCGTGGGAGGCCCGGCGACCGAGGACGGAACGATCGCGCTCTACCTCGGCGGCGAGCGAATCACCGTCGCGGTGACCGACGGCGATGCCTCGACGGACATCGCCACGGCGATCGAGGCCGCGATCGACGACGCGCTCGACCTGCCGGTGACCGCGGGCGTCGTCGGCTCGACGGTGACGATCACATTCCGGCACAAGGGCCTCGTCGGCAACACGTACGACGTGCGCGACAGCTTCCGCGACGGCGAGGAGCTGCCGGCCGGCGTGACGCTCACGATCACCGCCGTGGGCAGCGTGGTCGCCGGCACCACCAACCCGAGCCTGACGAACCTGGTCGCGGCGATGGCCGACCTGTGGTTCATGGTCTGGGCGCACCCGTACACCGACGCGACCAGCCTGAGCGCGATCGAGACGGAGCTCGCGTCGCGGTTCGGCCCGCTGCGCTCGATCGACGGCATCGCGATCACGTCGGCGTCGGGCAGCTTCTCGACGCTCACGACGCTGGGCGACGGGCGCAACAGCCAGCACTCGGTGATCGTCGCGCAGCCCGGCGCGTCGCCGCTCACCCCGCCGATGGAGTTCGCGGCCGAGGTCGCCGCGCTGGTCGCGCTTCACGGCGCGGCCGACCCGGCGCGGCCGTTCCAGACGCTCGCGATGTCGCACGCGCTCGCGCCGGCCGAAACCGACCAGTGGTCGCTCGACGAGCGGAACCTGCTGCTCTACGACGGCATCGCGACGACGAAGCGCGCGGCCGGCGGCGTGGTCCAGCTCGAGCGGATCATCACCACGTACCAGACCAGCCCGGCCGGCGCCGCCGACACCGCGTACCTCGACGCGACGACGCTGCTCACGCTGATGTACCTCCGGTACGACTGGCGCGTGCGGATCCAGACGAGGTACCCGCGGCACAAGCTCGCGAACGACGGCACGCGCTTCAGCTCTGGGCAGGCCGTCATGACGCCGCTGCTCGGCAAGGGCGAGGCGCTCGCGTGGTTCCGCGCGAAGGAGAAGCAGGGACTCGTCGAGGGCTTCGAGCAATTCGAGCGCGACCTCGTCGTCGAGCGGAACGCCTCGGACCCGAACCGGCTCGACATCCTGCTCCCGCCGGACCTCATCAACCAGCTCATCGTCGTCGGCACGCAGTTCCAGTTCCGGCTGTAGGAGGCAATCACCATGGCAAATCAGCGAGTCGCCGGATTGATTCAGGTGCAGGTCAACGGCGCGATCCAGGACGCGAAGGGCAACTTCTCGTACAACCTCGGGCGCCCGAAGCGCGACGCGATCGTCGGCTCCGACGGCGTGCACGGCTACAAGGAGACGCCGCAGGTCGCGTTCATCGAGGGCGCGATCACCGATCGCGGCACGCTCGATCTCGACGCGCTCGCGACCGGGCGTGACCTGACGGTCTCGCTCGCGCTCGGCAACGGCAAGATGATCGTGCTCTCCGAGGCGTGGTTCGCGGGCGAAGGAACCGGGACCAGCGAGGAGTCCGAGATCTCGGTGCGCTGGGAAGGTGCCAGCGCGGAGGAGGTTTCCTGATGTCGACCGATCACACCGAGTCCGCCGATGACCCCGAGGCACTCGCCGAAGCGAAGAAGCTCCTCGGCAAGCGCGAATGGCCGGTGACCATCACGCTCGGCTCGCCCGTCACCTTCGGCAAGGAGCTGATCGAGTCGCTCGTCTTCCAGAAGGGCACCTTCGGTGTGCTCAAGGGGATGGGCGTCGGCATCGATCGCGCGCCCAACGTCGACGAGCTGATGATGATCGCGTCGCGCCTGTGCGGCCGGCCGCTCAAGGTGATCGAGCTCCTGGACCCCGATGACGCTGACGAGGTGCTCGCCATCGCGCTGGGTTTTTTCGGGAGGTGTCGTGGGGCTGGGAGGATGCTTTCGGGCTGATCGCTCACGTCTTCCACGCCCAGCCGTCTGAGCTCTGGGCGATGGACGCGGACGGGTGGGAGCTGAAGCTCTGGCTCGCACAGGCCGTGAAGGTGGCAGAACGGATGCGCCGTGGCTGAAAAGCAGACCAAGCTCTCGATCATCATCCGCACCGTCGACAAGGCGACGGCGGGGATCAACAAGCGGCTCGACGCGGTCACGAAGCCGATCCGCGACTTCCGCGAGTCCCTCGGCGACCTGCGCGAGAAGAGCGGGCTCGACGAGGTGATCGGCGGCTTCAAGGGCGTGGGCGGCGCGATCGCCGGCGTGCTCGCCAAGGTGGCCGTCGTCGGTGGCATCGTCGGCGGCGCGGTCGCCGGCCTCTTCAAGCTGGTGGACGGGTTCGACGAGCTCGGCGACAAGGCCGAGGCGATGGGTGTCGGCGTCGACTTTTTGGCCCAGATGCGCTACGCGGCCGAGCGCTCCGGCGCCTCGGTTGAGGCGCTCGACGGCGGTCTGCAGGGCTTCGCGAAGAGCCTCGGCCAGGCCCGCGCCGGCACCGGCCGCATGGCGGCGTTCCTCTCCAAGGTCAGCCCGGCGCTGCTGCGCCAGCTCAAGGCGGCGAAGAGCAACGAGGAGGCCTTCGACCTGCTCGCCGGCGCGATGGCGAAGCTCGAGGATCCGGCGAAGCGGGCGGCGCTCGCGCAGGCGACCCTCGGCGATGCCGCGCTCGCGCCGCTCCTCGGCAAGGGCCCGAAGGGCATCAAGGAGCTGCGCGACCGGTACCTCGAGCTCGCGGGATCGCAGGAGGGCGCGGCCGGCGAGGCCGGCAAGGTCGACGACGCGATGAAGGACCTGAAGGCGTCGACGGACGGGATCAAGGCGGCGCTCGTCCAGGGGCTGGCGCCCGCGCTCAAGGTGATCGTCGAGCAGCTGCGCGACTTCTTCACGGCGAACCGTGCGCGCATCGCGGGGTGGGCGGCGGACCTCGGAAAGAAGCTGCCGGGCGCTGTGTCGAAGCTCGTCGATGTCTTCAGCTCCGTCGTCGACACCGTGCGGCCCTTCGTTGACAGCGCGACCAAGCTGAAGGTCGTGGGCGTCGCGCTGGCCGCGATCATCGCCGGCCCGCTGGTGGCGTCGATCTGGTCGCTCGGCGCCGCGATCCTGGCGACGCCCGTCGGGTGGATCCTGGCCGGCATCGCGGCGATCGTGGCGGGAGTCTACCTCCTGATCGACAACTGGGACGGCATCGCGGCGTTCTTCACTGATTTGTGGGACAGCGTGAAAAGCGCATTCCGCGCGGCGTGGGTCTTCATCGTCGGCGGCGTGAAGACCGTGCTGGGCGCGGCGGCCGACGCCGTCATGGCGGTCTGGACGCCAGTGAAGGGCTTCTTCGTCGACCTCTGGGATGGCGTGACGTCGGCGTTCCAGCGGGCGTGGGACGTCATCAAGGGGATCATCGACAAGGTCGCCGGCGCGGTTGAGACGGTGACCGACGCGATCGACACGATCAATCCCTTCTCCGATGACGGCCCCGCGCTCGTCGACTACAAGCCCGGGTCCGGCGGCGTGCTCGACATGATCAATCGCGCCACCGGTGCCATGCCCGCCGGCCCGCCGGCGACCGAGGCGCGGATCACCGTGGACTTCGCGAACGCTCCGAAGGGCACGCGCGTCCAGGCTGATCCGCAGAGCACGGCGAGCGTGGACCTGTCGGTCGGCTACCAGATGCTGGGGGGCGGGCTGTGACCTGGCGTGAGGACCTCCGGCGGGTCAGCATCGGCGGCCGGCAGCTCGTCGGCGCCTCGTTCCGTGGCGTGCCGTTCTTCGTCGACGCCTCGGAGCGCGGCGGCGGCCGGCGCGCCGTCGTGCACGAGTTCCCGCTCCGCGACGAGCCGTTCGTCGAGGACCTCGGGCGCAAGGCGCGTCAGTTCCGCGTCGACGGCTACGTGATCGGCGATGACTACCTCGCGCAGCGGGACGCCCTCCTGGCCGCGCTCGAGGACGAGGCCGGGCCCGGCGAGCTCGTCCATCCCTACCACGGCGTGAAGAGCGCGATCTGCGTCAGCCTGGCGGTGCGCGAGACCCGGGCTGACGGCGGGATGGCGACGTTCGCGATCGAGTTCGCCGAGGCGCCAGCGCAGGCGCCGGTCCCCGTCGAGGTGGTCGACGCGACGGAGCAGGTGGCCGACAGCGCGGACGCCGCGATCGAAGCGGCCAAGACCGAGCTCGATGACGCGTACGACGTGGCCGGGCTGCCGTCGTTCGCAATCGAGTCCTGCGAGACCGCGCTGACCCGCGCCGCGGCGGCGCTCGACGAGTACCTGGGCCCCATCGCGGCCACGTCGCAGGAGCTCGCCGTGCTCACGGGCCGCGTGGCGGTGCTGACGGCGCGGGCGGCATCGCTCGTGCGCGATCCGGTCGAGACGTTCACCGAGTTCCGCGCGGCGATCCTCGAGATGGTCGATACGATCGCGGCGGCGCCCGGCGCCGTGTGGAGCGCGCTGGTCGAGGCCTACGCCGTGGACTTCGGCGATCCGGTCGTCGCGACGACGTCGACGCGCGAGCGCGAGCTCGCCAACCAGACCGCGATGACGGCCGCGCTCCAACGTGTGCTGGCGATCGAGGCGGCGCGGCTCGTCCCGCGCGCGTCGTATGCCTCGCTCGAGGAGGCGCTGGCGGCGCGGGACCAGGTCGCCGCGCTGCTCGAGGAGCAGGCGGCCGGCGCCGGCGACACCGCCTACCCTGCGCTCGTGAGCCTGCGCTCGGAGGTGCTGCGCGCGGTGCCGGGCGGCGCGGCGTTCGCGCGCGTGGTGACGGCGACCCGCAACGTGGCGACGCCGTCGCTGCTGCTGGCCTACCAGCTGTACGGCTCGGTCGACAACGAGGCCGACGTCATCGCGCGCAACGGCGTGCGGCATCCCGGCTTCATCGCCGGCGAGCTCAAGGTCCTGAGCGATGGCTGATGCCGTGGCGTGCACCTGCCTGCTCGCCGCGCCGCCGGGCGCGTTCCCGACGACGTACGACCAGTCGACGTGCCCGACGCACGGTCCGAGCGCGCCGCGCTACTTCGTCGACCACGGCGTGATCCACGATCGCGTGACCGGGCGGCACGTCGAGATCGACGAGGCAGCCGCGCTGCTCAACGAGCTGGCCGAGCGCGAGGACGAATCCGATGGCTGATCTCGCGCTCCTGGTCGGCGGTCGGCGCTACAACGGGTTCAAGTCGATCCGCGTCACCCGCTCGATCGAGACCCTGGCCGGCTCGTTCGCCCTCGACGTGAGCGATCGGTGGGGCGCCCTCGAGGAGCCGTGGCCGATCGCGGAAGAGGACCCGTGCCGCGTCGAGATCGACGGCGTGACGGTGATCGACGGGTACGTCGACAAGCGCAGCCAGGCGGCCACCGCGACGACGCGGACACTCTCGTACACCGGCCGCGACCGCGCGGCCGCGCTGGTCGACAACTCGGCGGTCCTCGAGAGGTGGACCTACTACAACGTGCACGTGGCCGACTTCGCGAGCGCGATCGCGAGGCCGTTCGACGTGCATGTCTCGGTGCAGCCCGGGCTCACGCTCGCGAAGGTCCCGAAGATCGTGGTCTCGCCCGGCGACACCGCGTACGAGGTGATCAAGCGCGCCGCCGGCGACGACGGCGTGCTGGTCGTGAGCGACGGCGCCGGCGGCATCACCATCACGCGGGCGGGCACGGCGCGCGCGACGTCGCTCGTCGAGGGGCGGAACATCCTCGCGGCGTCGGTCGAATACGACGGCAGTGACCGCTACCACCGCTACCAGATCGCCACGCAGGCCGCGGGGACCGACGAGGCCGCCGGCGACGCCACGCGGATCCTGGCCGAGGCGACCGACCAGGGCGTGCGCCGTACCGATCGCGTCCTCCTGATCCGGCCGGACAAGGGCTACAGCGTCGCCGACGCGCGTCGCCGGGCGGACTGGGAGGCGCGGATCAGGGCGGCCCGCGCCGAGACCGTGACGATCACCGTCCTGGGCTGGAAGCAGCCGAGCGGTGCGATCTGGCCGCTGAACACGCTCACGCGCGTTCGGGCGCCGCGGCTGATCGGCGTCGACGGCGACATGCTGATCTCGCAGGCGGAGCACACGATCTCCGAGTCGGGCAAGGTGACGCAGCTGCGCCTCGTGCGGCCGGACGCGTTCACGCCGGAGCCCAAGGCGACCGTCAAGCCGGCGACGGGCGCCGGAGGCTGGAAGGAACTCGCCGGAGGGGCGCTCTGATGGGGCTCGATCGCGACACGCTCCGGCAGCTGCAGCACCTGCTCCGGCCGCTCGCGAACCGCGTGGCCAACAGCATCGCGCGCGGCGTGGTCGAGCTCGTGGACAACAGCACCAAGCTGCAGCTCGTCCAGCTCGGCGTGCTCGCCGGCGAGACCATCGACCGCGCCGAGCACCACCAGCCGTACGGGTTCGCGTCCGTCCCGCTCGCCGGCGCCGAGGCGGTCGTGGTGTTCCCGAGCGGCGATCGCGGGCACCCGCTCGTGGTCTCGGTCTCGGACCGCCGCTACCGGCCGACCGACGGCGAGCCGGGCCAGGTCACGATCCACAACCACAACGGCGCCACGGTCACGATCACGGCGGACGGCGACGTCATCGCGACGCCGGCGACGGGCCGCCATGTCCTGCTCGGCAGCGCCGCCGCCGCGGATCCGCCGGCGCTCGCGTCCGAGCTGGCGGCCCTCAAGTCGGCGATCGCCTCGTGGGTGCCGGTGCCGAACGACGGCGGGGCCTCGCTCAAGGCGGTGTTTGCGGCATGGGCGACGCCAGGCGCGACGAAGGTCAAGGCCGAGTGATCCTCGGCGCGCGGGCGGTTGCTACTTCGCGCTCCTCGTGATCCTGGAGATCGCCATGAAGACCACCTCCCACGACTATCTCCGCATCGTCGACCTCAACCCCACGATCAACGGCGCGGCCGCGCCCGTGAACGCGCCGGTCGACCCGCGCGCGCTGCACATGTTCGGCTTCAGCTCGGCCGGCCAGCGCATCGAGAACCGCGGCACCTACCCGGTGTTCTACAGCTTCGACTACGACTACCTGCAGGGCGGCACGATCATGCCGCCGGCCGGGCTCACCGTGAAGGTCCACGGCGTCCTGCAGCCCGGCGAGATGCGCTACACCGAGCATCACGATCGCGCCCACGTGCTCGTGTGGCTCGACCAGACCGCCGCCCCGCCGCAGGGCGTCGCGGTCGAAGTGCACGTGCAGGCCTGGGCGAAGTAGCTGCTCGCGTAGCCCCGGCTTGACGGCGCTCTGACGCCGTGATCCTGACCCGGGTGTGCCATTCGCCAGGCCCACGCTCGCCGAGCTGATCACGCGCGTCGGCGCCGACCTGCGCGGACGCCTCGAGGTCGACGGGCCGATCCTGCGCCGCGCGATGGCCGACGTGCTGAGCGCGGTCTGGGCGGGCGCCGTCCACACGCTGTTCGGCTACCTCGACTGGCTCGCCGACCAGCTCTTCGGCGACACGGCCGAGCGCGAGCAGCTCCTGCGCATGGCGGCGCTGTACGGGATCACGCCGACCGCGGCGACCTTCGCGACCGGCAACGTCACGGCGACGGGCACCAACGGCACCTCCATCCCGGCCGAGACGATCCTGCGCCTGGACGCCGCGACGTCGTATCGGGTCACCACCGGGCAGGTGATCGCGGGCGGCACGGCGACGCTTCCCGTCGAGGCGGTCCTGGCGGGCGTGGACGCCAACCTGGCCGAGGCCGCGTCGCTCACCTTCGAGAGCCCGATCACCGGCGTGAACTCCACCGCCACGGTCGCGGTCGGCGACATCACCGGCGGCGTCGACGAGGAGGGCACCGAGGAGCTGCGCGATCGGTACTTGCTCCGCCTGCGCGAGCCGCCGGAGGGCGGCGCCGATCAGGACTACGAGGCCTGGGCGCTCGCGGTCGCCGGCGTGACGCGCGCCTGGGTGTACCCGCACGAGCTCGGCCTCGGGACGGTGGTCGTGCGCTTCGTGCTCGACGACCCCGACACCGGCGAGGTCGGGTTCCCCACCGTGGGCGAGGTCGCCGCGGTCCAGGCCGCGCTCGAGGCCGAGCGCCCGATCACCGCGGAGGTCACGGCCGCGGCGCCGGTCGAGCTCGCGGTCGCGTTCACGATCGCGCTCGATCCGGACAACGCGGACACCCGCGCCGCGGTGACGGCCGAGCTCAAGGACCTGCTCCGACGCGACGCCGAGCCGGGCGACGGCGCCGGGCGGGGCACCATCCTGCTCTCGAGGATCCGCACGGCGATCGGCGTCGCCGAGGGCGTCGACGACTACACGCTCACCGTGCCGGCGGCCGACGTGGTGCCGGCGGTCGGCGAGCTGCCCACCGTCGGGACGATCACGTGGGCATGAGCCCGACCAGGAGCAACGAGCGATGGCGATCAAGCACGCGAAGGTCAGCGCCAAGCCCGACGGTACCAACACGACGCGCGTCCAGCCCAGCAACTGGAACGCCGACCACACGATCGACGACAACACGCTTGCAGCGGCGAAGCTCGCCGCCAGCGCGACGGACATCCTGTTCGGGCGCTCCACCGCGGCCGCGGGCGCAGGCGAGGAGATCGCCTGCACGGCGGCCGGCCGCGCGTTGCTCGACGACGCCACGGCGGCCGACCAGCGGACCACGCTCGGCGCGCAGGCGTCTGACGCGACCCTGACCGCGCTCGCCGGGCTCGACGCGACGGCCGGACTCGTCGAGCAGACGGGCGCGGACGCGTTCACGAAGCGCGCGATCGGCGTCGGGGCGTCGACATCGATCCCGACCCGGGCCGACGCGGATGCCCGCTACGGACTCACGGGGCGCTGGCTCGCCCGGCAGATCCTGACCGGGTCCGGCACGTACACGCCGACGACCGGCACCACGATCGTCCACATGCGCGAGATCGGCGGCGGCGGCGGCGGCGGCGGCGCGTCCCCGGGTGCCGGCGCAGGCGCGGCGGCCGGGGGCTCGTCCGGCGTGCTCCTCGACATCGTGGTCGGAACGGCCGGCGTCGCCCTGACCGGCGGTGCCTACGCGTGCGGCGCCGGCGGCACCGCGGGCGCCACGACGCCCGCAGCGGGCGGCACCGGCGGCGACACGACGGTCATCATCAACGGGACGACCTACACGGCCAAGGGCGGCGGCGGCGGCGGCGCAATGACGGGCGTGGCCGGTGACAGCGCCGCGCTCTCGACGGCGCCGGCGGCCGGCACCTCGGCCGGCGGGGTCACGACCTACGGCAACGGCGGCGCGGGCATCGTGGACGATGGCGCCGTGTGGTACTCCGGCAGCGGAGGATCAACCGCGCTCGGCGCCGGCGGGCTGCAGGTCGGAGGCACCACGGCCGGCAACGCCGGCAACGGCTACGGCTCGGGCGGCTCGGGCGCGTCGGCCCAGTCCGGCTCGCGCGCGGGCGGTGCCGGGGCTGCCGGCCTGATCATCATCGACGAGTACACCTGAGCCATGTCCGACGCGTTCGAGTTCACCGCGTTCGAGGTGACGGCCTTCGAGACCGAGGGCGGCACCTACGCGGCGAGCTCGTACGCGCAGATGATGATCAACCTGCTGCCACCGGGGCGCGTCTGGCGCCTCGTGGGCAGCGTCCTCGAGGCGGTGCTGGCCGCGTGCGCCGAGGAGCTCGCGAACGTGGACGCGCGCGTGATCGACCTGCTCAACGAGGCGGACCCGTCCACGACGGTCGAGCTCCTGGACGAGCGCGAGCGCGAGCTCGACCTCGAAGCCGCGGCCACGACCGAGGAACGACAAGCGCGCATCGTCGCGCGGCTCGTGGCCAGGCAGCGCTACCGGCCGTCCGACTTCCAGGCCGCGCTCGCGCCGCTCCTCGGCCAGGCCGCCGGCGACGTCGTGGTGATCGAGACCTCGCACGCCGACGCGGTCGCGATCGAGGACGTGCGCGAGATCTTCCGCTTCTACATCCTCCGCGATCCGACCGTGGCCGGGACGTACTACCTCGACAGCGCGCAGGACCTCGTCGACGCGATCAAGCCGAGCCACACGGCCGGGTACATGATCGAGACCGTCGCGGCGCTCTACGACGACCCGTACTCGCTCTACAACCGCGACCTGCTGGACGGGGTCTCGTCCCTCTACGACGATCCGGTCACCCTCTACGACCGGGACGTGTACGGGGCCTGATGGCGAGCTCGAGCGCAACCCAGCTCGCCGATCTGGCGCTCACGTGGTCCGTCGAGCGCGGCGACGCGGACCTCTCGATGATCGACGACGACCTCGCGTCGGATCGGGGGCTCGAGACGGCGGTGGCGCTGTCGCTGTTCACCGACCGGCGCGCCGAGCCCGATGACCAGCCGCCGAGCGGCGACGAGCGCGATCGTCGCGGCTGGTGGGCCGACCAGTTCTCGGCCGTCGAGGGCGACCGGATCGGATCGCGGCTGTGGCTGCTCGACCGCTCGAAGCGGACCAACGAGACCGTGCTGCGCGCGAAGGAGTACGTGCTCGAGGCGCTGGCGTGGATGCTCGAGGATCGCGTGGTCGCGAGCATCGACGTCCAGATCGAGACCACGGCGAGCGCGCTGCTGATCGCCGTCGGGCTGCAGCGGCCGGGGCGCGACCCCGTCACGTACCGCTTCGCGCACGTCTGGGACCACTTGCAGGAGGACCTCTAGATGCCAACCGCCGTCACCATCTCCGCCGTCTCGGCCGCGTCCGACACGCTCACCGCCGCCGGGCACGGCCTGCTCACCGGCGACCGCTTCCGGGTGCGCAACGACGGGGGCGCGCCGCCGGCCGGGCTCGCCGCCGTGACCGACTACTTCGCGATCCGGATCGACACCGACACCGTGAAGGTTGCAACCAGCTCGGCGAACGCGCTGGCCGGCACCGCGATCGACATCACCGACGCGGGGACCGGCACGCACACCATCGAGTACGGGCTGCCGTACTGCGTCCCCCGGGTCGCCGCGGCCGGGACGCAGATCTACAGCGCGGACGACAACGCGACGTGGAGCGCGCTCGTCGCCCTGCACGCGCTGCTGACCGGGCAGAGCCAGAGCGTGTGGTCGGGCGTGACCCTGGCGGACCTGCTCACGGCGAACAGCGGCGTGACGGCGGCAGCGAATCAGCATGTGACCGTGAGCGGGACGGGCCGCCACAAGCACGGCGACATGGTCAGGAACGTCTCCACGATCACGGGGTCCGGATCCGGATGGTCGTTCGACTCCGCGAACGGCTACCTCGTATCGAGCGGCGCTGGGAGCTGGGTGATCGGAATTCCGACCCTCGTCGGTGAGCGGATCAAGTCGCTCACGTTCGAGCGGTACGGCGACGCCAGCGCGGATCTTACTGGCACCATCTACCACAAGCCGAAGGACACCGTTGGAGGGACATCCCTATTCGGTATCAGCGTGACGAACGCCGCCGCGGCGTGGGTCGATGAGGCGTGCAACTTCGCCGATCAGGACATCATCGACGGTGACTCAATGTGGATCGTGCTCACCGCGAGCGCCGCCAATCTGCGCATCGGTGAGATTCGGGTCACCTTCGCGTTCCCGTGATCTACAGACCGGCGGCGACCAGGCGACGGTTTACGCGATCGACGACGCCGGCACCGTCCTTCGCCCACCACGCGGCATCGACGTGCCCCTGATCGCTTTCGATCCCGCTGGCAACCCGGGCGCAGTGGCCGAGCTCGTGGGCCAGCGCGAGCCGCGAGAAGGCCGGCCCCTCCCACCACGTGAGCCAGATGTCATCGCAGCCGCGGTGCAGCCCGATGACCGTCGCGTCTCGGTAGGGGATGCGCTCGGCAACCCACGTCACAGCGACCTCGGGCATCGCGATCCCGAGCTCGAGCTCGAAGCCGGCAACCGCGATCGCCTGCGCCTCACCAGCGCGCGCCGGCTCGACCACGGTCAGCGCATCAAGCGGATCTTCGGCCGACGTGCATCCGACGCCGAGCACGAGACCCACCAGAGCGGCCGCGATCCTCACGACCGTCATCCTAAGCCCACCCGGGGGCCCGAAGGGGAGGGCGTCGTCCACGCGGCTGGAATTCTGCCAGCCAGCAGCCGCAGAGGCCCGCGCGGCTTGACGCTGGGCGCGGTCCGTGATCCCCAGAGGTCTCACGATGGCGCAGCATCTCCCTATCCGACGCGCAGTTCGGCGCGCTGCTCGACGACCCCGAGGCGGCGCAGCGACCGCGCTCCTCCTGGTCGTGCTCGCGGCGGCCGCCTGCTCGACCGCGCCGAGCTCCGCCGCGCCGCCGCCGCAGCTCACGCCCTACGAGGTCACGCTCAGCGCCAGCTCGTTCCAGCCGCGCTCGGCCGGGGCCGTGTTCTTCGGCTCGTCGTGGCGCATCACCGACGCAGCCCCCGAGGTGTACGCCCCGCTCGCGGTGCCGGTGGGCTGCACGATCACCGGGTGGACCGCGCACGCCATCAAGGGCACGGTGCCCTCGCTCCTGACGGCGGGCCTGCAATACGTGGTGCCGACGTCCTCGATCGCGACCCTCGTGGGAGGCGCGGAAGAGGGCGCAATCGGGATCGCCGGGGACGTCGTGCTCTCGCCGCCCTCGGTCTCGCACGTCGTCCTGCCACGCGCGGACTACTCGATCCGGATCGCCCGGGACCTCACGCCGGGCGCCGACCAGATCTTCGCCGCCGATCTCGCTTACGGATGCCCGTGAGGCAGCCGCGCCGCGCGCGCGGACACCGCCGAACCTACGCACTCCGCCCCGGCCTCTGAGCCCGGTCGGGAAGTCGCCCGAGCTCCGCCCTCGCGCCGACCTTGCCAACCGCCCCCGGCTGTGATCCCAGAGGTCCCACGATGGCGATCCGGCAAATCTTGACGAACGAGGCCAAGCTCGTGGCCATCCCGGTCACCGCGACGCGGCCGTCATCCGCCTCCGATGGCATGGACGTCACGAGCTGGCGCGCCGCTGTCGGCTACGCGTTCGGCCCCGTGACCGCGGCGCTGTTCCTCGAGGGCACCGTCGCGCTCACGCTGTCGTCGCCGACGGGTGGCCTCGACGGACCGGAGATCTGGGGCTACCGCTTCGAGAAGTGGTGGCGCGCCGGCTACCTCAACAACGGCCTCGACATCGAGATCGTCGGTGCCGATCAGGGGTTTGCCACCGAGGTCGACCTCGTCGGCATCTTCGACCGACTCGCCGTCGCGGGCACCCCGTCGGTGGGCGAAGCGACCGCCAACCTCGTCCCCATCCTGGAGTGGCAGAACCCATGATCTCTCGCGCTTATCTCCGTCGCCTGTTCATCGCCCTGTCCGTCGGCGCGGTCCTCGCGATCTCTGGTCTCACCGTCTCCCATTGCGGCGCCGAGCAGGACGAGGAGCGGGAGGGCGGTGGTCACCCGCTCAGTGGCCTCATCGGCCCGCCCCCCGGCGGCGGGTTCGTGCCGGCCACCAAGTCGCTCTCGGGCGACATCACCGCCGTCATCGCCGGGACGAGTCTCAGCGGCGGCGCCCTCACGGGACCAGCGACGCTCAACGTGAACCTGCCCGGCGCGACCTGCGCGGCGGGAAAGAGCGTCAGCGCGATCAGCGCGGCCGGGCTCGGCACGTGCGCGAGCGTGGCGCTGAACGACTACGCCGGCACGCACCTGGAGTGGACCGAGGAATACCTCATCAAGAGCGCGGTCGCCTCGGGCACGCCGCTCGGCATCTTCTCGGGGGTCCCGAGCGGGACCGGCGCGCTCGTCAACGATGGCACCGGCGGCGCCACGACACGGCCCGGCATCATCACGATGGCGACCGGATCGCAATCCAGCGGCACCGCGAGCCTGCAGACCAACCCGCAGGTGGTCGACTTCGGCGCCGGCAACTGGTCGTTTCAGTGGACGGGCGCATTCACGACGCTCTCCTCGGCGATCGAGGAATACGCCGCGCTCGTCGGCTTCAGCGACTCGACGACGATCAACGCCACCGACGGGTGTTACCTGTTGTACGACCGTGGCAACTCGGCGACCGGTGGGCCGAACACCGGCAACGCCGACAAGTGGAGCTGCTGGTGCGCGAATAACGCGACGCGTACGAAGTACCTCATGGACGGGACCACGGTGTCCGACGAGGCGTTCACGACGGTCGATAGCCCCATCGCCGTCGTCACGTTTCCGGATACGAACGTCTACAACGCCGAGATCCGCATGACGGGCACGACGCGCGCCGAGTTCTTCGTGAACGGCACGAAGCGTTGCAACATCACCACGAACATCCCGAGCGGCGCGCTGCGCCTGACCGGCGTGGTGCACGGCATCTTCAAGATCGCCGGCAACGTCGCGCGCACGGTCAGCGTCGACCGCACGCGCCTCGCCGTCGATCTCACCGCTGCCAGGAGCCCGTAATGGACCCGATGAGCCGCTACACCTGCACCGCCGCCGGGCCCGACAGCGGCCGCACCTGCTACGCCGGCCCGATGCCCAATCCGCCGACGCCAGTCAGCGCGATCTGCGCCAGTCGACTCTCGGTCTCACCGGGCGATTACGTCGTGCTGTGGGAGGACGACGGCACCCTCCGCGCCGTCTCGGCCGCCACGTTCGCGACCGACTTCGAGCTCATCGTCATCTAGCAACGGAGGCGGCCATGGCCCACGTCGGACAGCGCATCGTCTACCGGCTCGCAGAGAGCGACTACCGCTCCGCGCGCATCACCAAGATCGTGGACGGCACCACGGTCAACCTCGTCGCGTTCGCGACGGGTGACGAGTGGTGGCCCGGCGTCCCCGGCGACGTGCCCGCGATGTACATCGGCGAGGTCGCCCAGGGGACCGCGGTGGGAACCTGGCAGGAGGCGAGCGGGGTCGACCCGGCCGTCGAGGCGGCGATCGGCGACCGCTGCGCGGTGCCCGCCGCCGGGACGCACCCGACGCTCGCGCTGAACACGCCGCGCCAGCCGAACGCGAGCCGGCCCACCTGCGTCACCGTGTACGGCACGTGGGCGTGGTCCCTGAGCGCGATCGGTTCGCAAGCCGGGACGGCAACGCTGCAGAGCGACGGCTCCTCGACGCCGACGACGGTGCAGGGGATCGCGTCATGCGCGCGCGGCGTCTCGGTGGGGATCACCGTGGGCGACACCGGCACGATGCCGTGGGTGCTGACCTACGAGGTGCCGGCCGGGCACTACTACCAGATCGCGACGAGCGGCTCGGGCACGTTCGCGATCACGCACATCACGGAGCAGGCTCGGTAGCAGCCCGTGAGCGCGATCGACGACATGCCGACGCCGCAGCGCGGCTCGCGCGCGCCGCTGTTCCTGCCGACGCGGCAACGCTCGCGCAGCTCGGACGCGCCGATCGGCACCGTCGAGGATCGCGTCGCCCAGCTCGAGCGGTCCGCGTCCGCAGTACGCCGGAGCCTCCTGGCGCTCCTCGGCGGCGTCGCGACGTCGCTCGGGGCCGTGCTGATCTGGGCGCTCAACGCCCGCGAGGCGGCCGGCTACGAGCGCGCGCGGCGCCAGGAGATCGAGCGTCGCCTCGGGCTGCTCGAGGCGCTCGCCCCGGCGCTGTACCGCCTGCAGGCCGACGACCGCCCCGTCACCTACGCGCCGACGCCGGCGGCGCCCGCTGCACCACCGGCGCGAAAGGAACCCGCACCATGACCCGCACCCGCCCCCGCCCCGTCCTGACCCCACTGCTCGTCCTGCTCGCCGCTGCCATGCTGGCGTACGCGATCAGCTGCATCCCGACCGCCGGCATCGCCAGCGCCGATCCAGCGCCCGTCGAGCTGACCTCGCCGCCGCCCGCCCCCGCGACGGTCGACCCCACCGCGCCGCGCCCCTCCGATCGACTGCACGACCCGCTCACCGACCCGGCCGGCGCGATCGACGACGCCGTCGCCGCGCGCCGCCAGGGCTGGCCGCTCCTCGCGCTCGTCGTCCTGATCCTCGTGTCCCGCGGGCTCGGCAAGGCCCGCACGCGCTGGCCGAGCTCGCGCTCCCTGGCCTGGATGGGCGGCCGTGCCGGGCTCGTCGTGATCGGCGCGGGCATCGTGGCCGGCGCGGCGTTCGACGCGCTGGCGCTCGGCGGCTCGTGGTTCGCCGCCGGCGCGGCCGCGATCGGCGCGGCCCTGGCGCTGCTTGATCCGGCGCCCGCCCGGCGGCCGTCCGACCAGCGCCGCGCCGCCGAGCTCGGCACCGTCGAGCTGTTGCCGGGGCTCGCCCTGGCTGTCCTCGCGGTCATCGGCGGGCTGCTCGCCTGGTCCTGCGCCGGGGCCAGCCGCCGCGCGCGCGACACCGCCGGGATCGTGGTCGCCTGCACCGCGGACACGCTCCGGGACCGGGCCGCCGAGCTCGTGCCGCGCGTGCTGCAGAGCCTGACCGCCTGCACCCGGGACGACGGCACCATCGATGCGGCGGCGTTCGGCGGCGAGATGGCCAAGTTGGTCGCCGACCTCGGGCCCGAGGTGACCGGCTGCGCGGCCGAGCGGGTCGTCGCCGACCTGATCAAGCGGCGCCAGGGGCTCACCGCCGGGCCCGCTGGCGTGGCCGGGCTGCGCGACGCCTGGGCCCGGGTCCGGACCGAGCGGTTCGGCGGGCGGACGTTCGATCTCGGAAGCGAGTAGGCCGCATCGGCGAGCTGTTCGGGATCGCCGAACGGCTGCCGCTCCCGCCGGCCCGGTCACGCAACCAGGCGGATTTCCCAGCCATCCGCATCAAAATCCAAAGCAACGACGCGCTGATAGGTCGCCTGTGTCGGCTACCTCACCAAAAGAGCGCTCGAAAAGTTTCCCGGCGATCAGCCTGTCTCGGCCGGGGAGCCGCTGCTGGCCAGCTCACGCAACCAGGCGGATCCGCAGCCCGTTCTCGTGGTGCATCCTGCAACCAGGAGCCACCGCGAGAGACGGGGCTCCCGCGCTCCCGCCGCCGGCGCCGCGAGACGCTCCCACTGGCACCCGCAGCGTGAGCCGGACGTCGGTCCCGTCGATCACCGCCCCGGGCTGCAGGAGCTCGCGTACGACGCGCTGACGCTCGGTCGGCGTCCCGTCTCCGGCCAGCTCGCGGATCGCCTCCAGCCACGCCGTAGGCGCGCGCTCGAGCTCGTCCGGGCCGTCCGCCGCCCGCTCGGCCGCCTGTAGCTGCGCGGCGACCGCGGCCCGCTGGCGCGCGATCGCGGCGAGCTCGGCCTCGCCGACCTCCTCCGGCACCAGCTCGCGGCTCAGGCGGCGCAGCACCCCGGCCGAGGCCCGGCCGAGCCGCGCCAGCTCGGCGCGGTAGCCGGCCACGTCCTCGTGCCACCCGCGGCGGTCGGCGGCGAGCTCGCCGCTCCTGCGCTGGACCAGGTCCGCGAGCTGCGGATCCTCCAGCACCTCCGCGAGCCGCGCCCACAGCCGGCCGTCCAGGTCGGCGACCGGCACGATCGGGGCCGAGCAGCGCGCCTCGCCGCGGCGCGCGAGCTTGCGGGCGCGGCAGACGTACGCGGCCGGCGAGCCGCCGAGGGCCGCGGACCGGATCGCGATCGGCGAGCCGCACCGGCCGCACACGGCCAGGCCCTCGAGCAGGTAGACGTGCCGCGTGCGCCGGAGCCCGCGCTTGCCGTGCTCGATCAGCTTCGCTTGCGCCGCGTGCCACGTCGCCTCGTCTACGATCGGGGGGACGTCGATCACGAGCCGCCGGCGCTTGTCGGCCGCCCACCGGCCCATCGCGTGCGGCGACCTCGCGAGCTGCCACACCTTGTGCCGCGTCCAGGGCCCGCGCGGCGGCGGCGCGCCGCGGGCGTGCAGGTCGTCGGCGATCACCATGCAGCTCTCGCCGGCGATCACCCGGGCGAAGATCTCGCGGACGATCGCCGCGCGCGCGGGCTCGATCGACCAGGCGCCGGCCGCGCGCGCGTAGGCCAGGCCGTAGGGCGTCGGCCCGGCCGGCTTGCGGCCCTCGGCGATCGCGCGCGCCTTGCCGGCCTTCACGCGCTCGGCGCGCTTGCGATTCTCCTCGGCGGCGACGATCGCCTGCAGCGTGACGTAGAGCTCGCCGACCAGGGTCCGCAGGTCGAGCTCGCCTCCGGCGGGCGTGACGATCCGGATCCCCAGGCGCTGGAACGGGCCGAGAATCCGTGCGCGCTCTTCGAGGCTGTCGGTGCGCGTGAGCCGGTCGACGTCGGCGACGACGAGCACGTCGAAGCGGCGCGCCTCGGCGTCGCGGACCAGGCGCGCGAACCCCTCGCGGCGCTCGAGCTGGCCAGCCTTCGCGGAGCGGCCGTCGTCGACGTATGTCTCGGTGACCGTCCAGCCCTGCGCCGCGGCGAACGCCGGCAGCGCGCGGAGCTGGTTCTCGATCGTGTGGGCGTCGCGCTGCGCGGCGCTCGAAACACGTGCGTACAGGGCGGCACGGACGGCGGGCACGGCGATCACCTTCGTCCGGAGCGGCGCCGCGCGTCCAGCAGCTCGGCTAGGACGTCGGCCAGGCGCTCGAGCGCGCCCGGCTCCGGCGCGTGCGTCACCTCGATCGTGAGGCCCTCGGGGCGCTTCGCAGCCAGGCGCTGGATGCGCGCGCGGCGCCGGGCGAGGTCGTCGGGCGAGGTCATACGACCAGCGCCCTCCGCTCCTGGTCGACCCACACCTCATGCTGGCCGTCGAGGGCGAACGCGCCGAGCTTCGCGATCAGCAGCGCGCGCAGGAGCTGCTCGCCGATCGCGTGCGCCGCCGGCGGCGGGACGGCGTTGCCGATCGCCTCGCGCCACCGCGTGTGGCTCGTGCCGTCGAGGACGAGCGGCGCGCCGCCGATCGTGACCGGGAACCCCTGCAGCGCGGCGAGCTCGAGGGTGGTCAGCGGCCGGTGCCACGTCCCGTCGGCGGCGACGATCACCGGCGTGAACGGCGGCGGCTTGTCGGGGTCGAGCCTGGGGTCCGCGACGGCCGCGGCGCCGTTGTCGATCGCGATCGATCCGGTGATCGTCGCGGCGGCCTCGTCCCATCGGAGCACGCGGTAGGCGCCCGCGCGCGGCGCGCAGCCGAGCCGAGGGTCGGCGACCTGGAACGCGCCGGCGTGGATCTTCGCGCCGCTCGTGACGGTCGGCGCCGCCGCATCCCACGGCGTGACGCCAGCGACGCGCTGCCAGTTCTTCCGGCGGCCCTCGTCGAAGCGCGGATCGGCGACGGAGTAGCGACCGTTGTTCGGCAGCGACTCGCCGGCGACGGTGCCGGCCGCTTCGTCCCATGGCGTGACGCCGAGCCGGCCGCCGCCCCACCGCGGATCGGCCACGGCGGGCGCGCCGCCGCCCACGGTCGGGGTCGACGTGACCGTGCGCGCGGTCTGATCCCAGCCGAGCACGCCGAGCTTGTGCCGGTGGCGCGCCTCGTTGTCGCCCAGGCCGAGGACCTCCGCGAGTCGCGGGTCCGCGACGCTCGGAGCGCCGCTGCCCACCCGGGACGCGCCGATCACGGTGCGCGCGGGATCGTCCCAAGCGGCCACCTGCATGATGTTCGTGAACCGCGGGTCGGCGACGGCGGCCGACGCACTACCGCCCGGCCCGGTGACGGTCTCGGCCGTCGCGTCCCACGCGGTGACGGGCGCGCGCCGGAACTTCTCGCGGCGCCGCTCGCCGTCCGCGAGCACGCCGGGCAGGTCGCGCCAGTCCCCGCCGGCCGGGATCAGCGCGAGCCGGACCCAGTTGCGCCACGACAGCCGCGGCACGCTGTGCATCGGCCCTCCGAGCCCGACGTCGCCGGGCATGGGCAGCGGGCCGATCACCTCGCCGCACGCGCGCACGCGGAGCTTCGCCGGCTGGTACACGATCTGCGGCAGCTCCCGCAGGTGCCGCGCCAGGAGGAACCAGCGGCGCCGGTGCTGGGCGAGACCGCCGAGCTCGCCGCAGTCGTGGCTCCCCGTGGCGACCGCGTAGCCCGCGGACTCGAGCAGCGCGATCGACTGCCGCACGATGTCCTTCCCTCGCGAGCCGATCCGCGGCACGTTCTCGACGAAGATCAGCGGCGGGCGATCGGGCCACGTCTCGGCGATCAGGAACAGGGCGCGCAGCATCAGCGTGTTCATGCGCTGGTAGTGCGGCTCGGCGGCCCGCTTCGCCGAGAGCAGCCCCGAGAAGCCCTTGCACGGCGGGCTCAGCATCACGGCGTCGGGGCGCGCGCGGCCGCAAAACCGGCGCAGCTCGGCTGGCTCGAGCTCGTGCACGTCGACGCACAGCGCGGGGGCGCCGGTCAGCCGCTCGAAGTCGCGGCACGCGGCCGCGTCCAGCTCGATCCCGCCGATGGTCTCGAACGTCGCCTCGTGATCGCCGAGGCGCGCCGAGGCCGCGCCGGCGCCGAGCGCGGATCCGCCGATGCCGGCGAAGAAGTGGAGGATGCGAAACTTCACCGCCGCCTCCGGTGGAACCGGCGCCGCGGCCGGATGTACCAGCAGAACGCCGCGAACAGCACGCAGCCGGTGAGGGTCTGCACGACGCGGCCGATCATCGGCGGACCTCCGGCATGTCGTCGTGCTTCCGGCGGTCGAGAACCGGCAGGTGGTACTTGCCCTTCACGCGCTCGCCCTCGATGCCGGGCTCGTCGACGCCGCACCACTGCTTGAAGTGGAACGCGACCCCGTTGCGCTCGGCGGCGTCGCGCGCGTCGCGCACCCAGTCGAGCTGAGCCGGGCGCCGGCGCGAGCCGCTCTCGTCGCCGATGATCAGCAGGTCGATGTCGTAGAGCGCACCGACCGCCACGGGATCGAGCGCGCGGTCCCAGTCCTCGCGCGTGATGTGCTCGAGGAGCGGCTCGCCCGACACGAAGTGCGCGACGGCGGGCGTGCGGCGCAAGATCTCCACGCGAGGCAGCGACGAGCGCACGCCCGCGGTGACTCCCGCCCACACGTTGGGCCACGGCCTGCCGTCCAGCGCCCACGGCAGCATCGTCGCGAAGTTCTCGGGCCGCTTCGTCAGGAGCAGCCAGTCGAGCCAAGGCGTGTCGTTGATCAGCCGCCACAGCCGCGCCCGCGCCTCGTCCATGAGCGCCGCGGTCTCGGGCACCGGATGCCGCTCGAAGAGGTCGCCCATCGACTCGCAGAACACCCGCCGCCGCTCGCCGGCGAGCTCGGCGTCCTTGTTCCAGCGCCGCGGCTCCTTCCAGTGCGCGGCGCCGAAGAAGCGCCGCGGCGCCGTGCGGCCCCAGTGCTCGCCGCCGAGCCGGTGATCCCAGGCCTCGGCGTAGCAGTTCTCGCACTCCGGCGAGATCTTCCAGCACCCCCACCACGGGTTGAAGGTGTGGTGGGTCCACGAGATGTTGGTCTTCTCACCCACGGGACGGCTCCTGTTCTGCGGCGGCGAGCCACGCGGTCAGCGTGTCGCGCAGCCACTCGGCCTCGTGCCGCACGAGGATCATCTTCGCGTTGCGCCGCGCGTGGCGCGCCTCGGGGTTGTCGACCTGCTCGGGGTGGACCATCTCCTCCACGATCTCGATCTCGATGTCGTCCTCGGCGGACACGCGCAGTCGCCAGCCGGGAAGCTTCGGGTCCTCGCTCTTGAGGATGCGCGACAGGTCAGCCACGGGCGACCTCCCGGCGAGCGGACGCGGCCAGGGAGCGCACGCTCTCGATCGCCTTCATCACGACTTCAGCCAGGCCGCGCAGCGGCGCCACCGCCGGCCCGTCGTCGCCGCCCATGCCGACTTCGATCTTGCCCTGTCGATCGATGGTCACGACGAGAGCGCCGACCAGGCTGTCGGTCGGGTGGAACGCGCCGAGGTCGCCCACCGACTCCTTGATCGCGCGAACCTGCGCCGTGAGCGTGGCGATCGCGGCGGTCCGCCCCGCCCAGAACCGCAGCGCCGCGGCGCGCCAGCGGCCTTCGCGGGCGAGCGTACGCGCGGCCGCAGCGACGACCTGGTCGCCGGTAGCCTGCGCCTGCGCGAGCTGGCGCTCGTTGATGGCCGTTGCCTCCATCCATCCGTCGCGATCGATGGCCAGTCGCGCGAGATCGGCGCGCGCGGCGTCGCGCTCGGCCCTGAGCGTCAGGACCTCGCGCGCGAGCTGGTCGATCGCGGACGGCTCGCGATCGCCGCCGACCACCGTCGCCTCGGCCATGGTCTCGGCGAGCGCCTGCGCCGCGACCCGGGGCTCGCACGCGGTGCACAGGCCCTCGGTCGGCGACCACATGCAGAGCGCGCCGTCGCTCTCGGTGCACCGGCACTCGTCGGTGCATCCGCACTCCGTGCAGCGGGCGGCGGTCACGAGCGGCCGCCCTTCGACGGCTTGCGCGCCGGGATCCGCGCGTCCTTCTCAGCGGCCGTGACTTCGAGCGCGACCTTCGCGACGTCGATGCCGAGCAGCTTCAGGATCGCGAGCTGGGCGTCGTCGACGTTGAGAGCGGCAAGATCGACGCGCTCGACCGCCTCCGAGAACATGATCCCGGTGACGATGGCGCGCGCCCTGTCGGTCGTCTTCGCCTTGTCGACGAGCTGCTCCGCCCACGGTCGGGCTCCCTGTTTCTTGTCGATCGCGAAGATCGTGAAGAGCGGATGCTCGGGGGCCAGGAGCATCCCGTCGAACAGGCACACGATGAGCCACCGCCACCACGCCATCTCCTTTTTCTCGGCGAGCCCCTTCGATGCCTCGGTGATCACGTCCTCCCTCAGGCGAGCGATCAGCTTGCGCCGGAGCTCGGCCTGGGCCGGGTAGTCCTCGTCCTCCTCGGCGTCGCCAGCGCTCCCGCCGCCGTCCACGCGCTTGGACGACGCCGGCGAGCTCGCCTCCGAGGCCTTCGCGCGCGGCGGCTCCGGGGCGTCGATCTTGCCGAGCTTGGCGAGCTGCGCGATCGCCGCGTCGCGGTCCAGGAGCTCGCGGGCCGCGCCGGTCTCGTCCTGGACGAGCACGCGCGGGACATCGGCGGCGCGCTTGCCGAGCAGCTTGCCCCATGTCGCCTTCACGCCCGCGCGTGCGAGCCCGGCCGGCAGATCCTGCTCCGGGTCGACGTAGGGCGACGTGGGGAGCACCGTCACGCCGTCGTGCGAGAAGACGCGCTTCGCGGCCGCCGCGGCGACGACCTTCACCCCGCGGGCCTGCGCCTCGTCCGCCGCGCGCGACCAGGCCGCCTGCGTCTTGGTGGTGTAGCAGCTGGGCCGGAGGCACAGGTCCTCGTCCCGGCCGCCCACGCCCGGCAACCCCGGCTGGTTCCCGCTGCGGTGCGGGCACACGATGCACGAGCCGGCGGCCGTCAGGCCCGGATCGGAGGTCGGGAACTTCGCGAGCGCGAGCCGCGTGCTGTACCGCCGCCGGAGCAGCTCGGCCGCGGCCCGCGTGCTGAGCGGCTGGGCGGCGTCGCGCGGCGGAAACGGGCGGCCGTCCTCGCTCACGAGCTCGGCCACGATCCCGACGCTCTCGATCGCGCTGTGGACGTCATCGTCCATCTCGCCCAGGCACTCGCGGATGAACCGCTCCTGAAGTCCGGCGTCCCCGATGCGGGTCGCGAGGTCGGCGAGCGCGACGCCGATCTTGCCCTCGCGGAGCAGCCGCTGCACCGCGGGCGCGAGCTCGGTCAGCCTGAGCCGGCCGTAGACGTGCGATCGGCTCTTGCCGATCGCGACGGTGAGGGTCTCGACGGTGTGCGCGTGGTCCCGGATCAGGGCCGCATAGGCGGCACCCTCCTCGAGCGGCGTCACGTCCTCGCGCTGGTCGTTCTCGATCAGCTGGCGCTCGGCGACCTCGCGATCGCTGAGATCCTCGACGAACGCCGGGACCTCGTCGATCCCCGCGAGGTCGCACGCGCGCACGCGCCGCTCGCCGAGGACAAGCTCGAAGTGCCCTTCCGTCGTCGGATGCTGGCGGACGGTGATCGGGGAGAGCACGCCGTGCTCGGTGATCGAGACGGCGAGCTCCTGCAGGCGCTGCTCGTTGAACGTCTTCCGGGGGTTGGTGTGGCTCGGCCGGATCATGCCGAGCTTGATCGGGATCGCGACGCGCTCGAGCGCCGCCGGGGTCGGGGTCGGTGAGGTCTCCAAGGTGGTCTCCAGATGCTGGGGTTGGGACGCGGTCAGCCGGCCTTGTCGGGCAGGCTCCGCCGGAGGGGATAGAGGCCGACGTCGTGTCGCGTCGGCTTGTGCGCGCCGCCGCGCTTCCCGATCTCTTCGAGGATCGCGCGCACCTTCGCGGCGCCCTGACCGCGCGGGACGCGCGCCTTCGTCGCGGCCTCGAGGCGACCCTTGATCACCTCGTGCTTCGACACCTCGTCGACGGCGGCGGCGTCGAGCATCTCGCCCACGACCGCGCGCGCGATCTCCGCGTCGAGCCGCTCGTTACCGACGACGAGCGTCGTCCCGAGCCACATCTCGGTGCCGTCGGGCAGGACCTCGATCCGGACGGGCGCCTGCGCGGCCGCGGCGTGGATGCGCTTGTCGACCTGGATGAGGGCCGCGCGCGCCTCGCGGACCTTCCGGTAGGCGGCGGCGATCGACTCGGCGTCGAGCTCCTGGTGGGCGTCGAGGTCGACCACCGCCCGGATCAGCGCGGTCTGGGCGCCGCACGCGTGGAAGCTCGGGCAGTGCTGGCACCACGGCCCGGTGGTCGCGTCGGGCTCCTCGCGCGTGAGCTTGTACAGCCGACGGTCTTCGCGCGCGATCGCGTGCCGCGCCCGCGCCTCGGCCGCGAACACCGCGAGGTCGGCCGCCGTGAACTCGGCGCGATCGCGGCGCGCCGGCCGGTCCTCGCGGAGCTGGATCAGCTGCACGCGCACGAGATCGAGGTCGAAGGCGCGCGCGAGCGCGAGGGCGCCGCCGCGCATCTGCCAGTTGCGCTCCGCCGGCGTGAGCCGGGACCAGCCGCTCTTGTAGTCGCCGACGAACCCGATGGCCGGGCGCTCGGGGTTGTCGAGCCCAGCGACGTCGACGGTCAGCGGGATCTCGTCCTCCGTCACGCCGGCGGCCTCGTAGGCGCGGCCGAGACCCGAGCCGAGCACGCGGGCGGTATCGGTCTCCGGGTGGTACGCGAGCGCGAGCTCGGGCGTCAGGCCGAGGACGTCGCGGAGGTCCTCCACGTCGATCGCGGCGATCCCGTCCCGGAACCGGTCGTCGACCTCCTCGAGGGAGGCCTCGCGCGACATGCCCTGGCCGATCCGCTGGAGGAACGCGTGCCCCTCGATCCCGTACGTCGAATCGCGGTTGCCGCCCTCGTTGAACGCGCGGTGGAGCACGTTCGCAGCGCGACACATCATGAAGCGCTCGAGTCCGGAGCCGGTGGTGATCATCGGGTTGGCTCCGGCTCGGCGGTCCACCACGGCCCGTGCTCGTCGGTGCCGTGCGCGGTGATCCGGACGGCGTGGCGGCGGAACAGGTCATCCCAGCCGTCGCAGATCACGCCCCAGGATGACCATCCGGTCTCGCGCTTGTTGAGAAGCCAGAGCCGGCCCATGCTGTCAAACCGGACGCACCCCGGGCCGAGGAGTCGCGCGGGCGACGGCGGAGGGACCATGCGCTCCGCGGCACGAGCGCATGCTTCGGCCGCTTCGGCGCGCAGCACGGCGGCGTCCCGCTCGGCCGTGAGCGCCTCCCAGCGCACCGTGATGCCCACGGCCGCCGCGGCGAGCTCCGCCGCGAGCTGGGCGCACTCGGCATCGTGCCGGTCTGAGCCGCCGCGCGGCTCGATGGTGACGACGTGCTCGGCGGCGTTGAACGAGCGGCGACGGCCGCCGCCCGGCATCGGTGCCCACGTCGTGATCTCGGGCATCATGTCGCGGCCCCCTTCGCGCGCTTCCCGAGCTCGGCGTTCTGCGCGTTGAAGCTCGCGCGCATGTGCGCGGCCACCTCTGCGCACGACTTCGAGGCCTGCGCGCGCTTCGTCGCCTCGCCGATCCACGGCGCGAACGCGTTGAGCGCGCCCTTGCTGGTGGTGCCGGCGACGCGGCGATCCCACTCCTCGCACAGATCGGCCGGGAGCCAGCCCGCGGTATCGACGCCGGCGAGCCCGATCAGCGCGAGCAGCTCGTCCCACGCCGCGTCGCCGCTGCCGACGAGCTCGGCGTCCACGATGTCCTCGGCCGGGCGCGCCGCGGCGGCGGCGGGCGCCGAGGATGGGGCCGGGCGCGCCGCGACCGGCGCCGGCGCGAACCCCCCGCCGGCAGAGCGCTCCATCGCATCGGCGGCCGCGATGTCGTCGAGCTCGTCCGGCGTGGACATGCCGAACACGACGTCCTGGAACACCGACTTGACCGCGCGCCCGCACGTGCGGTTACGCAGCATGTCGGCGGGCGCGGCCTTCCACGTGTACTTCGTCTCCGGGTGGTACTTCCCGTCGCTGCCCTTCTCCCACTTCTTATCGAGGTTCGCGGCCTGGGCCTGCGCCATCGTCAGCTCGAAGATGTGGAGCATCGTCTCGTCCTCGTCGGTGCGGGCGCACACCACGCGGCATCGCTCGGCGGTCGCCTCCTCGACACGGAAGAACCGGCACACCGAGGACGTGCGCACGAGCGCGACGAGCGCCTCGACGTAGTAGCCCACGCGGGGCGGCTGATCCTTGCTCGTGATCACGTAGCTCCCGCGGATCGCCTGGATCGGGTCGAACCCCATCGAGAGGCCCTGCAGGAGGACCAGCTTCAGGTTCGCGGGCGTCTGCATCTCCCGCGGGAGCATGGTCGACTTGCAGAGCGCGTTCGCGAGGGCGTCGAGATCGTCGAGGTAGGCGACGAGATCGTGCACCTGCTCCCATTGCGAGCGGCGAACGAGCGCGGTTGTGGTGGGTGCCGTCTGGGCGGCGGTGACGGTGGCTTGATCTTCAGACATGGTGCTCCTACTCCCCGAGCGCCTTGCCGGCCTCGGAGGACTTGATCGCGAGCAGCGCGCGGACCTCGACTTGCCGGATCCGCTCGCGCGTGAGGTTCAAGAGGTCGCCGACCCCCTCGAGCGTCAGGCCGCCGCTCTCGGCGAGGTCGAGCACGCAGCTGTGCTCGATCTCCCATGGCTCGAGGTCGGGGTAGTTCAGCTTGATCGACCCGGTCTCCGGGTTCACGTCGAGGTAGAGCGAATGTTTGCAGCTCACGAACACGCAGGGCCGCGAGTGGAAGATGGCTTCGTCGGCTCTGTGACCGCACGCGAGGCGCTCCACCCGCGCCTCAGACGCTCGCGGATGGTCGTGTAGCGGATGCCGCTCACCTCGCTCCACTCCGCCAACGTCCGGCGCGTCCCGCCGATCGTGATCACTCGGTTGTTGCGCTTGTTGCGCGCCTGCTCGATCGGCGTCGCCCAGCGCACGTTCCCCGGCTCGTAGTTCCCGTCGGTGTCCAGGCGATCGAGTGAGTGACGAGGACTGGGGCGCGGGCCGACGTCCCGGATGAAGGCCCGGAAGTCCTTCCTCCAGCTCTCGCACACGCGGATCCCCCGGCCGCCGTAGTCCTGGTACCCCTTCGCGCCCGGATTCCCGCAGCGCTTGATCATCGTCTGCCAGATGGACCACTCCGGGGTCCAGGTCGCACCGTGCTTCGTCCGCGAGCATCCGCAGCTCGTCGTGTTCCCGTCCGTGAGGGACCCCGTCGACACCGCCAACTCGGTCCCGCAATCGCAGCGCGTCGCCCACATCACGGACCCGTGGCGGTTCCGTCCCTGTTCTCGGAGCACCGTAAGACGGCCGAACCTTCGACCTGTTAGATGCTTGGCTGGCGGCATCGCGTTCCTCCTGGCAAACCGGACACCACGTGCAGTCCGCGCGCGTGGACGGCCGCGGGATGTCGTCGACCGGCGGGTTGGCGGCGGCGCCGGCGGCGAGCTTGTCGCGCGAGATCCGGCGCGGCTGGAGGATCCGCGCGCGCGGCCCCATGTCGCGGCGTGATCGGCGCCGGCGAAACTTCCGGTTCTGTCCGTGCTGCTCCGCCGGCTCGTGAGCGAGCAGGCGCTCCGGGATCTCGTCCTTCATCGGCCCTCCTTCGCGCGGCGCGCGGCCGCGGCGGACTCCAGGGTGGCGAACCGATCCGCGCCACGAGCGAGGCCGGTCGGCGCCGGAGGCGCGGGATCGCGGCGGTCGTAGAGGTACTCCTCCTCCTCGGGCTCCTCGGGCTCCTCGGGCTCCTCGGGCTCTACATCAAGCTCCGGCGCCGCCGCCGGCGGTGCGGGTCGCTCGCTCGAGGCCGTTGGGGTATGAGCCCGTTCCTCGGTCGCCGGCGGCGGCGTCGAATCGTTGCGGTGGCGGCGCGCGTTGTGGCCGAGCTCGCCGCAGACCTTGCACCGCTGCCGGCGCGCGGCGCTAGGCTCGTCAGAACCAGGTCCCGGTGCTGGCGCGTCGTCGTCGGGTCCGCGATCAGCGCGATCGACCTCGCCAGCCACCGCCTGGCCCTCGTCGGCTCGGCGAGCTCGCGCTCGAGGTACTCCGCCACCACGGCGCGCGCGACGCGCCGCGCGGCCGGGCTTGTCCTGATCTTCGGGTGCCGCATCGGGCTCCTTGTGGCGCGGGGCCGCGGTGAGGGCGCTGGTCAACTGCGCGATCGCGAGTCCCTGCGCGCGGCGGATCTCGGCGATGGCCAGATCGATCAGCCGCTCCTGCAGCTCGAGCACGAGCGGTTGCATCCGACGGCGGAGGAGCTTGCGCAGGGTGATCGTCATGGCGACGGCGGCTCCCGGCGCTGGACCTGCGCGGTGGTGTCGTCGATGACGTCGACCACGCGACGGTCATCGACGTCGTCCTCCTCGCCGACCAGGAGCGCCAGCTCGACCGAGCGCGCCATCGCCGCGCCGAGCTCGCGCGCGAAGTCGCCGGCGGCGTCGCGGATGCCGCGCATCGCCAGCACCGCGGCCGCGGACTCGCCGGCGACCTGGCGGAGCAGCCCGCGCGGGATCGCGTCGATCACCTGCTCCGCGATCGCCGTCGACGGGACGATCCCGTTCCGCTCGAGGACGTCGGTCAGCCACTTCATCGGCGGCCTCGGTAGCGGGTGAGGTCGAGCACCCGGGGCGCGGGGAGCCGGCGGCGGGACCACCGCCACGAGCTCCACGCGTCGACCACGCCCGCGGTCACGAGCGCCAGCACGAAGCCGAGCGCCACGCAGAGGAGGTGCGTCACGAGGACCGCCTGTCCTGGATGAACAGCGCGCGCCGCCCGTCCGGCCAGCGCCGCGCCACGGACGTCAGGCCCGCAGCGGAGGCGGCTCCCGGAACCTCGGCGAGCTGCTCGCTGGTGCCGACGATCGTCACGCCGTCCACGAGCGGCGCGCTCGTGTCGACGCCCGCGAAGAAGACGGTGCTGGTGCCGTCCGCGGGCGTGCGGTAGAGCCGGAGGCGGATCACGCGGCACCGGCCTTCACCGAAGCGGTCGCGTCGATCGGAGACGTCGCCCGCCGCGCCACGATGCACGCCGGGTGGCCGCACTCGATCGCGCACGGACCGATCGCGGCGACCAGCTGCGCGATCACCATCCCAGCTCCGTACGCGGCGCCGCGCAGGGCGGCGGAGGTCTTCACCAGGTCGGCCTTGTCGTCCTCGAGCCGGCCGGCCCGCTCCTGCAGCTCGCGGATCTGCTGGTGCAGCCCGGCGATCACCGCGTTCAGCGAGGCAACCCGCGCCTCGCTGAAGTCGGTCTCACCGCCCCGCGCGAGCCGGTCCTCGGCGCGGACGAACGCCCGCGCGGCCGCGGCGAGCTGCTCGCGGTGCGCCTGGTACGCGTTCGTGTCCAGGCGCAGGCTGGCCACGCCGGCGGTGAAGTCGACGGCGGTGTTGCGCAGCTTGCGGTCCGCGAGGGCGACCTCGGCGAGCAGCTGCTCGCGCCTCACGAGGCACCTCGACTGCGCTCGGCGGCGGCGATGCGATCGGCGTAGGCCGCGCTCGCGCTCGGCCCGGGACCGCCAAGCAGCGCCTCGACGACGCCGACCACGACGGTATCCGGCTCGTCCGACGGCTCGTCGGGCAGCAGCGGTTCAGCGACTGGCATGCGTCAGTCGTACTGAACACCGCCGGCGCTGTCAACGCCGGAATTCAGCACGAGTGACGCCTAGGAACGCGAGGCGTTGCCTTTCGCGAATGCCTCCGCGAGGTTCGCGAGCAACAACAAATCGTCACGGCCGAGTCCCCGGGCGATCTCCCTGAGCTGCCGCGAGCCGTCCTCGGGCTTGCGCGCCTCTATTCTCGACGAGGTTCTGCGTCGACCCATCCGGTACCTCCGACGCCGCGGTGAAGGTCCCCTCCTTCGACCGGCAGCGAGATACCGGTGTACACCATCGCGTTTCTGGCTGTCACTTGCGCGAGAGCAGCTCCGCCGTCTTGATAAGAACTTCACGCTGCTCGTCGCTGAGCCCCTTCCACGCGTGCAGCAGCCGGTTGAAGATCTCATCACGATCGACCGCTGGCGTGGCCGTCGGTTGCACAAGGCCCAGGGCACGATGGATCGCGGGCTTGAGCCTCGTCTGCCGGGTCGAGCCCTGAAACAGCATGCTCAGCATCGAGGGGGAAACGCCCAAGGTGCGAGCGAGATCGGCTTGCGTGATCTGTTTGCGCTCCATGATCGCGAGAACGTCGCGTTTCCACTCATCATCGATGGACCACATCGGACCGGAGGGACGGCGCTGGCGGGGCATGATCGATGGCATGGGACCACGTCGTTTCCGCAGTCGAACTTGACATTGCGGAGTCAGTGATACTGAATAGCAACCCGTGGACCTACCAACGCGCATCGCCACCTGGCGAAAATTCCGCAGGCTTACGATGTCGCAACTGGCCGATCGCGCGGGGCTCGTCGCCTCGTCGATCTCCCAGATCGAGAACGGCAAGCAGGGCGTGTCGACGGAGACGCTGGCGGCGATCGTCTCGGCGCTCGACCTGACGATGGCCCGCTTTTACGGGCGGCTCCCCAAGCTCCCGAAGGCGGCGTGACCTTGGCGCGCGCTCCCTCCCGTCTCGGCGCGACGACGGCGCACTATCCGGATTGTCCTGTCGACGACCTCGACGACCTCGATCGTGACCAGGACGTGCTCGAGCACGACGACGAACGCGATCTGTACCGGCCCGCCGACCCAGCCACCACCCCGGCCCACGTCGTCGCTCTGCTCGATGAGTGGGAGAACGATCTCGTCGAGCAGTGGGACCGCGAGCTCGGCGGGGAGGGCTGATCCGTGGCCGACTTTACCTTCGACGCCCGGTCGCTCCCGACGAGCACGCTGCTCGCGCTGGCCACCAACCCGGACGCGCTGATGCGGGCGCTCGATCCTGACGGGGAGATCGAGCGGATGGAGGACGAGCCCGGCGGCGTGCGGCGGGCGCGCGAGCTATTCGAGCAGCGCGCCCGCATCGTATCCGCCGCGATCGCTGCCGAGGTCGACCGGCGCATCCCGATCCCGAAGGGCGAGGGCTGACCGATGGCCGTCGATTTCCGCAAGCGCACCCGTCGCGCGCGCCACGTTGACGCCGAGCTCGCCGCCGGCGACCCGGCCGCGCTCGCGACCGCCGCTCGCGAGACCGCAGCGCTGGAACGGTTCGCGGCGCAGCTCGAGCGCGATGCCCGGCCAGCGCCGCGCCCGGCGCTCCACATCGACCACGAGATCACCGTGTGGTGCGAGGCTCGCGGGCGCGAGCGCTGGTTCGCGCGCCTCTGGGACCGCGCCACCGCGCAGCACTGCGGCGGCGCCGGCGACACCGCGCTCGAGGCGATCGCGTGGTGCATGGACTCGTACGTCCGCCGCGCGCTGCTCGGGCTGCCGGCGCTGATCGCCTGCCACCCCAACGCCCGGCCCGGCGACGGGCTCGAGCTGGAGGCCGCGTAGCCATGGCTGGACGCATCCGCACCATCAAGCCCGAGCTCCGCGAGCTCGCGGCGTTTGCGGCCCTCACGGACGGCGCGGCGCGCCTGTTCCTCATGCTCTACACCATCGCGGACGATGACGGCCGCTGCCCTGCCGAACCGTCCTACCTGGGGGGCGCGGTGTTCTTCAGCCGCCCCCGGCCACCGAACGTGGTCGGAGGCCTCCTGGCCGAGATCGCTGCTGCCGGTCTGGTGTCGCTCTATGAAGTGAAGGGCGCTCGGTACCTTGCCATCACAGGGTGGCGGGAGGAGCGCTCGCCCACCCACCAGCGCATCTCGAAGCCACAACCGGCGCGATATCCAGCACCTAGCTCCACTGATTCCGCACTCGATCGCGGACCGATTCCACGGTCCCGTGAGGACGTACCTTTGATCTCCGATCTCCGACCTCCGACCACCGAAAGCGAGCTCCCGCGCGCGCGCGCGATCCCTGGGCCGGACCCCATCCCCACCCCACCCCGTCCGGAGCCCGCTGCAGATCGCTCACGCCAGGCGCCAGACCCCCGGGTGAAGATCAACCACGACGCGTGGGCGTACGCGGCCGCCAAGCACGCCGAGCTGCGCGCCGAGGGCATCGACCCCCAGGCGATCCCGTTCCCGCCGATGCCGGTCGGCGCTGGTGCTGGCGACCTGGTCGCGCGCACCCGCGAGCTCACCGCGGACCGACCCGACTACGAGGCCGCGATGGCCGTGCACCGTCGCCGGATCGACGTCATGGCGGCCGAGTGCCGCCGCGACGACGTGCGGCACCTGCGCTGGTTCACGCCGTCGAGGATCTGGGAGGAGCGGCCGTTCTACAAGGCCGCCGAGCTATCGCCGATCCAGGCGGGTGAGCGGTCCCGCATGCCGACGCGGGCGGCGGACCCGCCGACGTTGCGCCTGGTGGAGGAAGACCAGGCGCCGCCGAGGCCGTTCGGGATGGGGCGTGCCCGATGAGCCGGAACGCTCGACCCAGGCTCGATGTGTACAAGCTCGCCCAGGAGCAGGCCGAGAAGAGGGCCCGCACCGCGCGTGCCGCGGCGGTGCTCGCCGGCGATCCGGCCGAGCACCGCGCTTCGCGGAGGCGCGAGCTCGAGCGGAGGATCGATCTGCCGGTCTCGGCTCCGCTCGAGGGACGGCTCCTGGCCGCGATCATCTGCGACCCGGCCGTGCTCGCGATCTGCGATGGAGTGGAGACCGACGACTTCGCGGTCTTCGGCCACCAGTGGGTGTTCGCCGCGCTTCGCATCGTGCAGGCGAGAGGCGAGTGGGTCATGCCGGCCTGGCCGTCGACGTCGGACGTCGGTGCCCGGGCGATAGCGCTCGCGCGATGCATCGACGCGCTCGGCGACGAGCTGGCGCGGCTGGACAAGCGCGACGAGAAGCACACGCGCGACACCGTCGATGACCTGTACCTCGCCGAGCTGCTCGCCCGGCACACCTGGGAGACCTACGGCCCGCCGGGCTCGCCGATCGCCGCGTGGGTCGAGCACGACGCGCGCCAGCTCCGCGAACTCGCGGACCGGAGGCGCGCGCTGTGAGCGAGCAGCTCGAGTTGCCGCTCTCCGGCCTGCCTCGCGGCTGGTGCGGGCGGTGCCGCCAACAGGTCGACGCCGTGCGCTCGCTGCTCGACGGGCATCTCTCGCCGGCATTTCACTGGGTCGAGGGCGCGCGCGGCAATCTCCACGTGTGCGGCGGCGACGACTTCCAGCTCACCCCGCCGCCCGACACGAGTTGGCGCGCGATCGAAGCGCAGTTCGGCCACCTGTGGAGGCGTGCGTCGTGACGTACCGCCCGACGTCATCGGCCGAGACCGCGGCCACGTTCCGCGCGCTCTACGAGCGCCGCCAGCGGGCCCGCCGCGAGCTGGTCGTGCGGATGACCAAGCCCGAGGTCAGCGTGGTGCGCGAGGTCATGCTCTCGAAGATCGGCGGCTACCAGGCGAAGTGGCCGGCGGCGATTTTCGATGCCGTCCGCGACGACTACGGCTCGTGTAGCCGAGGGCGCCTCGACGCCGTGCTGCGGTCGCTGGTCGACGCCGGCGAGGTCGCGCGCACCGAGGACGGCTACGTCCGCGCGAGGGTGGCGGCGAGATGACCTCGAGGCGAGTACTCCGAGCTCCGTTCCCCTGGTACGGGGGCAAGTTCCTCGCTGCGCCGCTCGTGTGGGAGGCGTTCGGCGACGTCCCGAACTACGTCGAGCCGTTCGCCGGCAGCCTTGCCGTGCTGCTCGCGCGCCCGCGCGGGCCCGGCAAGGTCGAGACGGTCAACGACAAGGACGGGCTGATCAGTAACTTCTGGCGCGCCGTCCAGTCGAAGCCCGACGAGGTCGCGCGCTGGGCGGACTGGCCGGTGAACGAGGCCGACCTGCACGCGCGTCACCGCTGGCTTGTCCATCAGGCCCCATCGCTGTTCGAGCGCCTGGTCCAGGATCCCGAGTACTCCGACCCGAGGATCGCGGGGTGGTGGGTCTGGGGGATCAGCGCGTGGATCGGCAACGGGTGGTGCAGCAAGGACGAGCGACTGCACCGGTGCATGCCGAAGGTGGGCACGCCGGGGCACGGCGTTCACGCGCCGTCGAGGAAGAAGCCGCTCACCCACCGCAACAAGGGCGAGCACCGGAGCGGCAAGCCATCCGACCTGTTCGAGCGACTGGCAGAGAGGATCCGGCACGTCCGCGTCTGTTGCGGTGACTGGACCCGCGTGCTCGGCCGCTCGACGCTCGGCATCGACACCACGCACGGCATGACGCCGTGCGGGGTCTTCCTTGATGGCCCGTACGCGCACGACACGCGCGAGAAGCGGCTCTACCGCGAGGACGATCCGGCGATCTCGTCGCGCGTGCGCGAGTGGGCCATCAGGAACGGCAACAACCCGGCGCTGCGGATCGCGCTGTGCGGGTTCGAGGGCGAGCACGAGATGCCGACCACGTGGACGAAGGTCGCGTGGAAGTCGACGAGCACGTCGAAGTCACGCGCTCGCGAACGCATCTGGTTCTCGCCGCACTGCCTCCCGGCGGCGCGCGGTCAGGAAGGACTGCCGCTGTGATCGTCGACGCCGTCCAGCGCTGGACGCTCGGCCGCGAGCACCGTCGCCCGGCGGGCGAGCCGATCTGCACCTCGGCCTACGACGTCGAGCCGATCGCGAGCGCGCGCGAGGCCTCCGCGTTTGTCGCGCAGCACCACTACTCGGGCACGGCCAGCTCGACGGCGCACCGCTTCGGGCTCTACCAGCGTGGCGGGCTCGCCGGCGTGGCGCTGTTCGGGCCGCCGGCGTCGATGGCGGCGCACCGCGCGGTGTTCCCCGGCCTCACGCCGCGCCAGGCCGTCACGCTCGGCCGGCTCGTCCTGCTCGACAGCGTGCCGGGCAACGGCGAGAGCTGGTTCATCGCGCGTGCGTTCGAGCTCCTGGCCGCGCGGGGCGTCGTCGCGGTCGAGAGCTGCGCGGACCCGGTGCCACGCACCGACCGGCGCGGACGCCGCGTGTTCCCGGGCCACGGCGGGACGATCTACCAGGCGACCAACGGCCGATACGTCGGCCTGACGCGCCCGGCAACGCTGCGGATCTTGCCTGACGGCTCCGTGCTGTCGCGACGCGCGATCAGCAAGGCCGTCGCAGGTGAGCGCGGTCGCGATCGCGCGATCGCACAACTTGTGAACTGGGGCGCGCCGAAGCCGCAAGACGGCGAAAACGTTCGCGCGTGGCTCCGTCAGTGGTGCGCAGAGCTGACGCGTCCGATGCGGCACCGCGGCTGCCACCGCTACCTGTGGTGCCTCGACAAGCGCCGGCGCCGCGAGGTTCTGACGGCGCCCGCGCGACCCTACCCGAAGATCGACATGGAGCGTGCCGCGTGAAGCCGCCGCCGAAGCCAGAGCCCGCAGGGTTCCGCTCGATGGGTGAGCGGATGCACGGCGAGCGCGATCGCCGGCGCGCGCTCGCGGCGCGCGCGCTCGACTATCCGATCGCGCTCTTCGCGGACTTCTTCGAGGCGCTGCTCCCGCATGACCTGTTCCTTCTCGGCGCCGGCACCGGACTAGGTAAAACCCAATTAGCACTCTCGATGGCCGCGGCGGTGGCGCGCAAGGATCTCCGCGCGCACTACTTCGCCCTCGAGGCCGAGCGCGACGAGCTCGAGCGCCGCACGAAGTACTCGCTGATCTGCGATGAGCTCTTCCGCACCGGCCACCCGCGCGCCGGCGAGATGCGCTACGTGTCCTGGTACCTCGGCCGGTGCGACGACATCTGCGGCCACCTCGAGGCGTGGGCGGATCGCCGGATCGAGGCGGAGCTCTCGACGCTCTACACGTTCTACCGGGGCCGGGACTTCGCCGCCGAGCAGCTGGCGCGCATGGTGATCGAGCACGCCGACGAGACGGATCTCTTCGTGCTCGATCACCTGCACTACGTCGACGACGACGGAGCCGAGGACGAGAACCGCAGCGTCACGGACCTCATCAAGACCGTGCGCGACCTCGGGCTCGTCGTCGGCAAGCCGTTCGTCCTGGTGGCGCACCTGCGCAAGAAGGACGAGCGCGCGCACAAGCTCGTGCCCGAGCTCGGCGACTTCCACGGCAGCAGCAACATCACGAAGGTGTGCACGCAGGTCGTCACGCTCGAGCGCGCGTGGGATGTCGAGCCCGCGAAGTGGTGGCTCTCCCCGACGTACGCGGCGATCAAGAAAGATCGCCGCGAAGGCGCGCCGCCGTTCGTGGCGCTGATGACATACGACCTCCGCACCCGCACGTATCGCGACGAGTACACCCTCGGGCGAGCGAAGGGCCGCAAGTGGACCGAGCTCGCGATGGGCGACGTGCCCAGGTGGGCGATCACCCACCGACCGCTCGTGAAGGGCGAGACCTCGCAGCAGGAACCGCTGCCGATCAGGCCCTCGCCGCCGACCGACGACATCCCCCACGCATCGACCGACCCCCGTTACACCCCCTGAAGGAGACCAGCATGAAGAAGAAGAAAGCAGAGCAGACCGAGCTTCCCGCCCCGGGCTTCAAGCGCAAGGTTGCGCCCGAGATCAACCGCGCCACCGAGGTCCTCAACGAGGCGCGCACCGAGAAGAAGAACGCCAAGGAGGCCGAGGACGCGGCCGTGGAAAAGCTCATCGTCGCCATGCGCAAGCACGAGGTCGACGTCTACAAGTTCACCGACGACGAGGGCGTCGAGGTGACGGTCCGCATCAAGGAGGGGAAGACGAAGGTCACCGTCTCGAAGAAGAAGCCCGCGCAGGCCGACGAGGCGAACTAGCCGTGGCGCGCAAGATCTACCTCGCCTCGAGCTGGCGCAACGAGAGGCAGCCGACGATGGTGCGCCTGCTCCGCGACGCCGGCCACGAGGTCTACGACTTCCGCAACCCGGCACCCGACGACCACGGGTTCTCGTGGCGCGAGATCGACGAGGACTGGCGCTGCTGGACCGCCGAGCAGGTGATCGCCGCGTACGAGCACCCAGCCGCGCTCCGCGGGCTCGCGCTCGACCTCGGCGGCATGCGGTGGGCGGACACGTTCGTGATGCTGAAGCCGTGCGGACGGTCCGCCGCGCTCGAGCTCGGGTGGGCGATCGGCACGGGCAAGCCGAGCGCCGTGTTCATGGTCGACGGCCAGGAACCCGAGCTGATGGTGCGGCTCGCCGACAAGCTCGTCACGACCGTTGGCGGCTTGCTCGCGTGGCTCGCCGCGCTGGCCCCAGCGCTGGCGATCGACCCGCGCGACACGCGCATCGCCCAGCTCACCGCAGATCGGAATGAGCTCATGGCGTACATCGACGACGCGAAGCGCGCCGCCCACCCCGAACGCGTCTCGGGGGAGCCGCTGGCCGAGTTCATCCAGCGCCTCGTCAAGGAGCCGTGGTAGCCGTGATGTTGGATCGCCCGCCGCCGTGCTGCGCGCGCCTGCCCGATGGTGGGTGGTGCGTGCTCGAGGACGGCCATCGGGCCCATGGCGTCGCGTGCGTCGGGATCCCGGCGCGCCCCGGCCCGCACCTCCCCATCGACCGCAAGCTGATGCGGCGCGAGCTCTGGGATCCGACGTGGGACCCGAGGACGCGCCGCGCGAAGGAGACCCCGTGATCCACCGTGCGAAGCGACGCGACGCCAACGAGGCTGCGATCGTCGAGGCCTTGCGCGCGATCGGCTGCTACGTCCAGCCGCTCGACCAGGGCGGCGGCGTGCCCGATCTGCTGGTCGGGCGGCACGGGGTGACGCTCCTGATCGAGGTGAAGAACCCCGAGAGCAAGGGTGGCGCCGAGCCCGGCGAGGTCCGCCGGAAGGGCCGCGGGAGGCTCATGGCGCCCCAGGTGACGTGGTTCGCGGCGTGGCGCGGATCCTCGGTGATCGAGGTCGTGAGCGTGGAGGAGGCGATCGCGGCGGTCGAGGCCGCGGCGCCCGGCCGGGCCCCGGTCCTGTACAAGCCATCCGAGGCAACGCACGACGAGATCGAACGCCGCGTCGCGGGCGCGGGTCGCTCGTGTCACCGCCCGATGCCGCGCGCCGCGGCCGGGTCCACGTGCGACGCGACGATCACGCCGTACAACAAGGCCCCGGAGCGGTGCGGGTGGGCGGCGTTCCTCCGGGTCGGCGACTCGAACCTCTGCAGGGCGCACGCGTGGTGCCGCACGTGCCAGGAGGAGATGGTCGCGGAGCCCGGGGCCGTGAACGCGACCCCCACCGACGTGAACGGAGCGGCCCGCAGATGAACGCGCAGCCCGCCCGGATGAACGCCAGCGCGCTCGAGCTGCAGGAGCTCGCCGAGCTCGGGGCCGCGTACCTCCAGCGCTGGACGGACGTCCGCCTGATCCGCTGGTGGGCCCGCGACCGGCAGCACCAGGGCGGCGACGTCAACCGCGCGCTCGCGATCGGGATGCTCTGCTGGCGACTCCAGGGGATCCAGCCGCCGCCGTCGCCCAAGCTCCTCCAGACCAACCTCGCGTGGCGCGGGCGCCTGCTCGCCGAGATGCTCGGGCCCGACCCGGGCGAGGCCGCGCTGGAGGAGGAGCTGCTCTGATGCACGGCGTCCACGCGCCTGGACGGGCCGCCGGCGAGGGTGCCGATTCCTCGGCCTCAAACGAGGCGGGAAGATCGGCAACCACCGCCGACGCCGCGGCCGCTGGCGTGCCCCAGGAGCGCGCCGACGCGGCCCCGGCGCGCGATGCCGCGGGCCAGGTCGCCACGCGCGCCACGGCCACGCCAGCGGCCACCGCGCCCGAGCTCGAGCCCGAGCCCGAGCGCTCCTGCTACCGGAAGACCCGCTACGGGTCGCTCGGCTTCGCGGAGGTGGTCGCGGCCCGGGTGCTCCGCGAGCGCGGGACCTCGCTCCGCGCGTACGCCTGCAAGGTCTGCGGCGGCGCGCACCTGACCCACACCGGCGCGCAGCCGGTCGAGCCGCGGCCCGGGTTCCGCCCGGCGCGCCGGCCGCAGCGCGAGATCGCGCGCCAGCGGCGCGATCGGAGGCAACGACGATGACCCCGACAAGTCGAGCCGCGAACAGAGCCGCCGGGATCCGGGCGGCGCGCTACCGGAAGCTCCCGATCGGCGAGAAGCAGGCCGAGAACCTCGCCAAGATGCGGGAGCCCGCGGTGGTGTGCCCGATCTGCGACGCGCACACCACCGCGCGCGACCTGCTCGAGCACCTGGCGTCTCGCTGCCCGGGCCGCCGCGAGCCGCACCCGGGGAGCGCGTGGGTCACCTGGCGCGAGGCGCTCGCGCTCGGGGTGCCGGCGACCACGCTCTCGTTCTGGGCGCGGACGGAGCAGGTACGCTTCATCGGCGCGCGCCAGGATCGCAAGTACCTGATGCGAGATCTCGCGAAGAAAATCGCCCAGCGGCGGATGTCCCGTCGTCGGTAGTGCAATCGATTGCAGTGGAGGGAGACCATGACGCCAGAGCAACAGGAAGCCGCCATCGAACGCATGTTCGCGGACCCGATGACCGCCGAGGTCTGTCCGGAATGCGGCGGCCGAATCGAGGACCGCCGGAAGGTCGGGCGCAGCCTGTATCTGCTGCCGTGCGGGCACCGCGCGGGGCAGATCGACGCCGAGGGCAAGCTGCTCGCGGCGACGTTCAGTCGGAAGACGCGATGAGGATCAGAACGACCGACATCGCCTGCCCGGTTTGCGGCGCGGAGGGATCTCGCCCGTGTATGAGCGGATCGGGATCGACGCGGCAATCGCCGCATCGCCGACGTAAGAAGGCGGCACGGCGAGCCAGGGCGACGCTCAAGTCAGCGATCCGTCGCTTGCTCACGCGGGCGCGTCGCCGGCCCGGTCCCAGATTCAACGCCGGTGGAGGTCCGAGACGAGGCGCGCGCATCCTGGGGCCGTACGGCCCTGACCGAGCCGGCTGGCGCACGATCGAGATCGACGCGAAGGGCCGGCGGAAGTCGATGTATCACCAGACGCAGGCGGCGGCGCTGCGCTTTATCGAGCTACGGATCGCCGCATTCGCACTCGCGATGGAGATGAAGCCATGCCCGTAGCCATCACCGCCAACTGGGACCGCAGCCAGATCGCCGCCCTCGAGGCCAGCCCGCTCAAGGCCGCGCTCAAGCGCACCCTGCGCAAGGCCGGCGCGACCGCCCTGCGCGACATGCGGTCCGAGGCCTCGAAGCGCATCCGGGCCAGGAAGCGGATCAAGTCGCGGTACATCACGCGCGCGATGACGCTGCGCCGAGCCAGGGGCGGGAACATCGCCGCCATGGAGTGGGCCCTCGACGTGTCGGGCGAGCCGGTGCCGCTCGTCGCGTACCCACATCGGCAGACGGCCAAGGGCGTATCCGTCGAGGTCAACCGGGGCAAGCGCACGCTGATCAAGGGCTCGTTCGTGTCCTCGATGAAGAGCGGCCACAAGGGCGTGTTCCGCCGGCGCGGCAAGGCGCGGCTCCCCATCGACGAGCTGCGCGGCTCACGTCCGGTCGATGCGCTCCTGCACGAGGGCGAGGCCGACGCGGTGGCCGAGCGCGGGGGCCGGTCGTTTGGGGATACGTTCGTGCGCGTGCTACCGCTCGAGGTCGGGAAGTAAGCTGGCACGAAGGAGGAACCCCATGGACGACAGCAACGAAGGCATCACCTACTCGGTCGCCGGCGGCCACGGCGGCTCCGTCGGTTCAGGCGGAGGTCGGAAAGCGAGCGCGCGGGATCTGAGCGACGAGGAGCTCACCGCCGAGCTCGCGCGGCGCGGCAAGGTCGCAGTGCCGGCGCGCTGCCCATGCGGCAAGTGGGGCACGTACGTCGGGTCGTACGACGCGGACGGCTACACGCAGCGATGCCACGGCTGCCTGCGCGCCGTAGGGAAGTGCACGTGTCGATGAGAGACCAACTGCCGCCGTGGTGGCCACCGAAGGTCGGTGACAAGCTGCGCGGCGTGGAGGGCCCGAAGGGGCCCGACCCACTTCTCCACGTCGCCTCGGTGTTCGAGCACGATGGGCAGCACCTGGCGGTCACCGCCGAGTGGTGGCCTGGTCGCAAGCGGTGGCACTACGAGGTGCGGAGCGTCGTAGACGCGGAGGTCGGGCTGATCCGGCCGGACGGGACGCCAAGGAAGTGATTTGGCTCGTCGTGGAGTACACCGACGGAACGCGCGTAGGCCACGCCTTCCTCGAGGCGCTGCTGTACGCGGTAGAGTGCCGCGTGCACGTGCAGGGCGACGCGCTGTGCGGCGTCGGGTTCAGCGGCGACCGTTCGGGTGCGCGGAGGGATGTCGTGCGGTCGTTGCTGGCCGGCAACGCGACCACGGAGGAGCGATGCAAAGAGTGCCTCACGGCGGAGGGCAACTGATGCGGTGGGTGCGCCGGGAGCTGGTTCTGCAGCTGCTCAAGCTCGAGGCGTGGCCCATCGTGATCACGACGACGACGCAGGGGCGGGTAGTGCTCTGGGGGAGGGGCGATTGACGGCCGCGGGCGGGTCCGAGCGGTATCCAGTAGATTCGCATACTTACCACACCCCCGGGGGCTTTGGGTCCTTCCAGGGGGTTACGGGGGGTACGGGTGAGGAACGG